TGACCATTACTACCAACACTAATGCAGATCAGGTACTCTCTGTGGGGGTTGACTTAACCTTCTATGATATGACTAAGGCCACGTTCCTTAATGGCCAAACAGTATCCGTTTCTTCCACAAATGGAAAATCCTTTACTGCGAGTTTTGTACATTCAGATTTTGGACCTATAGCAGAAAACGGAACCGCCGAAAGCGGAGCTACACTGATTCCTTCTGTGATAACCGGACCTAACAATTGGGTAACTGGTCCTCCTAATACCTATAACTTCCAGACGGGTACTCCTGTAAAGGGATATCCGATTATGAGTTCTAACTATCCTAATAACGGTGGTACATTCCAGAGCGATCTCGTACAAATTGATTTTCCTTCTGCCGGTATCTATCCTGCTGAAATTTGCTTGGGATACTGGTATCACTCCACGTCTGGTGGTTCTGGATACGTAGCTCCTACAGTGTCCCCGGCATGGCCTGCATACGCGGGTAATAACATACCTTCGTTCTATATGATCTACAGCCCTCCGGGAAGTAGCACCTACTACAACATCGTCCCAGAAGGGATAGCTACTAGCTCAGCCAATCCTCCCACATGGCCTGCGTTCCCAAGCACCATTGCGGATATGCAGTCTATAGCTCCTAATTATCCTATGGTTACCGAAGAATCGGGTAACTACACATGGTGGAATCTCGGTCCCGCTACTAGCTTTGGATGGACGGCTGCGACTAACTACACAACTAATACCTTTATCATAGACAGTAACTCTAACCGTGAAGTAGCATACGAACCGGGAATCTCTGGAAGTTCTGCTCCGGTATTCGCTACCACACTCTATGGTCTGGTTGCTGATTTAGCTCCGCTTGTCTGGATGAATAACGGACCCGCAGGTAGCTCTCCTTCCGGCACAGTCACTACCACACAAGGTGGATGGCTGTATGCGGTTGCTCTGGTAAACACGCTCGACAATACTGTATCGAATGCTAGTGTTGTATCTACCAGTACTGGAAACTTCTTTGGTGCTACTGGGGTGTTTGTATCTGGCGGTTTGCCTGCGGTTATTGATCCTCAAGTGGATTACGTAGCTATCTTCAGGACAGATGATGGTGGGGCAACCTATTATCTTATTCCTCCTCCATCTTCCGGAAATGGAAACAGCCCATATACCTTGCCGCTAAGTCAGTACTTATCCCAAGGTTTCACGGATACGACTCCGGATGCTAATCTCGATACCCTCCTTCAAGCCCCTCTGTTCCAACAGAATTCAGTACCTCGCACTGGTCTAATCAACTGTGCTTTTAAAGATAACCGTGTCTGGGGTAGTGTTGGTAATACAGTGTATTGGAGCACGGGACCCGATGTTCCAGTCGGTAATGGGTTTAATGCTTTCAGTCCTCTTAACTATGCGGAATTTCCTTCTCTGGTTAAACGGCTTGTCCCGCTCAATGCCGGTATGCTTGTCCTTACCGTTTCTGACGTGTACATCATAGCTGGCGAAGGTACCCCAAACAATCCTTATATCTCTCAGCCGTTGTTCCAGCGTATCGGTCTTCTAGACTACAACGCTGTAGCAGTCAATGGTTCTATTCTCTACATGCTTACTACAGATAAGCAGATAATGGAACTAAACGTTCACTCTGGTTTCTCTCAAGTGGGATGGCCTATCGCGGATATTATCGCAGCGGATTTCGATCCTACCAAAGCCTATCTTACTTGGCACGTTAACGGGAGTTTCGATCAATGCCTGTTTGCCGCAGATGGTTATTCAGGATGGTATCGCATGTCTCCCACAGCCGCTCCGGAATCGGGCAGTATTACGTGGAGTCTTAAAGCAAACATTGAGGGAGGATGCGGTGCAGTAGCTAGCGTTGAAACTTCACCCGGTAACATCCAGTTGTTACTAGCCCCTCCTCCTGAATTTTCTGGTCCTATTCTCGTAAGAGATTACACGACATGGGAGGATAATGGTCAACCCTACCCAGCAAACTTTATCCTTGGTAGTGTGGTGTTCGCGTATCCCGGCCAAGTAGGTGCTCCTGAATTTGTAACCACAGATTGTGTAAAAGTTCCGGGAAGCCGTCCAATATCTCTTGGAATTAGAATTGGAGAGATCGGCGGGCCTTTCGAAACCCTAAGCTTCTGGACTAACGATCCTCCTCAACTACCGCCTAGCGAAACCATTTACAATCAACGCTTTTACCTAAGCCAAACCAAACAAAACGTACTCTGCCGTCATGCTCAAGTATACGGTGAGTTTGCAGAAACAAACACCCCAGATGAACTATATACCCTTACGGTGTACGGGAGCTATCTTGTTGAAGGTTAAGGATTTATGAGAAATAGACCTCGCTTAACTCATTGTAAAAATGGTCACGAATTTACGCCAAGTAATACCTACGTATCCCCATCTGGAAAATACCGGACGTGTAGAATATGCACTAGGGAGAGATCAAAACGATGGGAGTTCGCCAATCCTGAGAAGGTAAAGCAGAACTACAGAAATCAGCTAGCAAAAGGCTCTCACGCTAAATCACGGCGTAAGTGGGAATCTAAAAATCCTTCTTACTACAGAAACAAACAATTAAAAAATTCTTATAAATTAACCGTAGAAGATTTTGATCGTATGTTAGAAGATCAAAAAGGTCTGTGCGGAATTTGTAAAGAACCTATGGCAAAAGCTTACGTAGACCATTGTCATGAGTCTGGAATTGTGCGGGAACTATTATGCTTTTCCTGTAACATTTCGTTAGGGCATTTCAAAGACAACATAGAAACTCTTAAATCTGCTATTGCCTATCTGGAGAAACACAATGCCAAGTATAGAAAGTTCTCTAGCTTCTAAATTCACAGGTTTCCACTTAACGGACGCTCCCGGTCTAAAAGCATCTCCTGTGGAAACACCGATTAGACGTAACCCGTTTCTTCGCTGTCCTATGCCTCCGTTAGCCCCCATCTCTGTAGATAACCTAGATCAGTATGATCTTCGCGGTATGATACCTCAATACAGGGCCTTGATCGGTAGTTAAAATGAGTAATCCAATATTTTTCCAAGTACAACTTACAGGCGGTAAATTCCAAGATAGCTCCGGGAAACCTCTATCCGCAGGATGGCTAGATTGGAAACTCAGTCACGATTCAAATATCTGTGTACTTGGAGGACCAACTGGATCGCAGATCATAGCGGGTATTACCGTAAAGGTATGTCTAGATCAAAACGGAAGCGCAATATCCGGTCAGTATATCTGGCCTAACGATCAACTCACTCCTTCAGGGAGTTACTATTCCGTTAAAGCATATAACGCACAGGGGTTAGAAGTATGGGCCGTTCCGCAAGTCTTCGAGATAGCGGGCTGCACATACGGACAATCCTTAGACCTAGGGACACTTCAGCCAGTGGAGCCGTAAAATGAATAGAGGAAGAAAAAGACAGACCCACTGTAAAAGAGGGCATGATTTATCTGATCCTACTTATGTTTACAATGGTAAACATGGTAGGCAATGTAAGGCTTGTAAAAGTTTATGGCATAGTAGAGCCATATCTTCGGAATCTAGAAGACTTCATATAAAGAATAATAAAAGAAAAAATTATTTGTATAGAACCTATAAACTATCCCGAGAAGATTTTTCAAGACTTCTAGAAAAACAAAATAATAAATGTGCCATTTGTTCGGAAGAATTGTCTAAAAAACCCTGTATAGATCACAATCATCTAACCGGCGAGATACGGGCTATTCTTTGTAACAGTTGTAATACTGCTATAGGACTATTCAAAGAAAACTCTTCCATCCTTAAAAAGGCTATCAAATATTTGGAGGAAGAAAATGCAAGACCTTCTATTGGTGTTTAGCTTTGTGAGTGAACATATTCACTTGGCAGGCTGGATGAGTTTTATTGCTCTTATATGGAAAATTTCACGGTTCTTTACGAAAGCAACATCAGCTATAGATAAACTAGAAGCTGTAGACAAAACGGTGACTGCGGTTGCCACTAACCATCTCCCTCATTTGGAAGAACACATGAAGGAGATAAATGAGACACTGAAAGGTGTCCGGCAGGATATCTTTACAGTCGTTCTGAGTAGACTAAAAGATGAATAACATTTGGGTACGTAATGCTCGGGAAGAAGACGCGAAAAATTTTACAGAATGGTTCGTTAAAATGCCGAGCTTTACTAAAGAAATTTTTGAGTTTCCGTCTACCTATATTCTCTGTGCATTCAACCCCAAGATACTTGCTTACGGGATTATAAGCTTTGGACAAGAGATACAGGTCATTAGCCGGGTAGTAGTCAATCCTGAAGCCACGACACTAGAACAAGCCGGGGCCAGCAAAGAGATAGTTAAATCCGTAATTACGATCAGCTATCTCAACGGGCAAAAAGAAATTTATTTCATGGGAGATAACGCGGGAACGAATCGAATCGCAGAACACGTATTCGAGCAAGTAGAATACAAAGACTACGAGCACGTTTTCGGATCATCTGATTATCCCGTATATCGCCTGAAATTAGAGGAATTAGAAAATGGCAAGCACACCAAGTAGCTTATTCGGCACCGGAAGTTCCAAAGGAGCTTCGGGAGCGGAGAATGCTATAGGCAATTCACAGTACGACTTTATGCAGACATTGCAGAGAGATTTTGGTACTACTTTTGCCGGTCAACAGAACATCCTCCAAGGTCTTACTAAAGCCGCGACTAATATCCTTCAGGCCGGTCCTAGTCAGTTTGGTTTCTCTGCCCCGGAAACAACTGCCCTTAAAACCATGGCTACTACTCAAGGTGCCGTTGCTACCCGCAATGCCATGACTGCCGCTGCTGAAGTTGCGGCTGCTCAAGGCGGGGGTGCAAATCTGCCCACAGGCGCGGCAGGCGCACGACAGGCCCAGATCGCGCAGGCTGGTGCAGAAGACACAAGCCAGAATTTGCTTGGTATTCAGGAAGCTGGATATCAGGCAGGAAGGCAGAATTACTACAATGCCGAAGACACTTTATCCAAAGCGGCATCTATCGAAAATCCCGCTGCGCTTGGTTCCGAGGCTAACACAGCCGGAACCAACGCATTCAATACTGCGTATAACATCCAGAAGCAGAATCAAGCCGCGAGTCCTTGGGGGCAAGTCGGAGGGCTAGTAGGCTCACTTGCCGGTACTGCTCTCAACATGATAGCCCCCGGAGCGGGTACTGCTCTTGGAGCAATAGGCAGTTTTGCTTCTCCCAAATTACCTAGTGGTCTTGGCGGGACGGCCCCACCTGTCGGAAGCATAGATACTTCTGGTCTCGATCCTTCTTTATCCAACTTAACTTCGGGTCTTTTCCCGCCTTCAAATTACAGCGCAATTTATAGTCCGTATGGACAAAGTTATTAAAATGATAAATCGTATAGAAGCGATATAATGTAAGTATGAGTTATACTTATACTTGCGCAGACTGTGGTTTGCTCAAGACCCTTAAAGCAAAGCCAATCCGACCTCATTCCGGAAAATGTAGTAGTTGTAGTAAGAAGTTTAAATACAGCGACACTAAAATATGCACCGCATGTAAAACACCTAAACCGCTAGAAAATTTTTATACAAGACCTAACGGCCAGCCTTTTCCTGAGTGTTCAAAATGTAATTCAAATCGGTCCCTCCGGTTTCAAACCGTTCATTCTGAAAAAACAAAAACGTACAAATCTTCTCCACGATATCTGGAGAAAGCGTATAAAAGAAATAAAGAACGAAGAGAAAGATTCCCTGAGATTGCTAGAAACTACCAAATGAAGTCCCATTACGGGATTACTTGGGATGAATATCAAAAAATTCTTCTCAATCAGAACGGGGTTTGTGCGGTTTGCGGGAATACTGAAACAAGATATATCAAAGGAAAACTCTGTCGTCTTTCTGTGGATCACGATCATTCGTGCTGTTCGGGTTATAAGTCCTGTGGTAAATGTATTAGAGGACTTTTGTGCAGCAAATGTAATACTGCTCTTGGACTATTAGAAGACGACCCAAAGGTTATAAGTACTCTGCATGAATACGTCAATAAACAGAATAGAGGCCATTGTTGACTCTATCGCCGCGCTCCATGAATTCCACAAACCGGATTCTGAAGCATATCAGCTTCGTAATCCTCTCCTCCTCAAAAGCTTTGCCGCACCCGGTAAGCACGACATTGATGAGAAAGGCCGTCGCAAGTTCGGAAGCTTTCTTGGCGGGTACAAATCCGCGTACTATGATGTTGAGCTAAAAGTAAAGGGCGGAAGTTCGACTGGCCTCAAGCCCACAGACAAATTAAAGAATCTTTTAGCTGTCTACGGCATCAAACAAGAGGCGGATCAACTGTCCGTTGTCTACTACCTCCGCAAAGCCCTCACCAACAAAGACCTAGATTTAACAACCCCGCTTTCTTATTTTACTGAGAAAAAGTAATGCCTGATATTGCTAGTGACGCTGGTAGCGTAAACGCCGTTTCTCCCAATCCGCCTCTGGTCCCCACTGCCCCGATGAATGATCTTCCTCAAGGTTTGAGTGAAGGACTGCAACCCCAGCAAACCGCTCCGGTACGAACATCTGAATTAGTCCCGGCCCCTCAAGCCCCCGTAGCTCCTGAGGCTGGTGCGCAACACGCGGTAGGGAAAGCTTTCGGGAAAATACTTTCTGGACTTAGTGGTGGCCACAATGAATATACAGTCGATCCTGCTACCGGGAAAACTGTGTCTACTTTCGTCAAGGACCCTCCGGGACAAACGTTCCGCAGTATCCTTGCGCTTGGGCTTATGGGCGGGCAAGGTATTGGTCCTAAGGAAGGTGAGTACACTTTCACACAGGGACTTCTCTCCGGTCTAGGCGGGGGTGTGCGCGAATCTCAGGAACGTAAAGACTTCCTCGATAACCAGCGCAGACAGCAGGCTCAGCTAGAGTACGCCAATCAGCTTAAGGCCGCGCAGGAAGAACGTGAGAAGAAAAAGCTGTCCATGGATGAGCAGTTGAATCAGGTAGCTATAGCCGATCATAACCAGAGACTTGCTCTTACCGCGCAGACTATGCATCAGCAGGCTGTTGAGTTTAATCAAAGACAGGGACAGATAGCTGCGGCTCCTTTTGTACAGAATTCACAAATGCTTGTCGATTCTGGTAAGCCGCTAGTTGAAGGGTATAAGTCCCTCAACATCGATCCTATTGCTACCGGACTAGATGAGGCAGGAGTAACAAAATACATTCAGGATCATCCCGGAGCTACTGCTAAAGAAATGGCTGTTCCTACTGGAACAAGGATTGAAATAGACCCTGATAGCGGAAGACAACACGTCACTACTCTCTATAGCGTGTATTCCGCTATGACAAAAGTCCCTCCGAGTTTACTACAGGAAATGGAAAAGGACGGGGCCGCGAATCCTAAAAGCACTCTTCATGCGGCTTATAAGGACCTTACTGCTTCTAAAGATGGTACAATCGATACCCGTAAGCTTCTCCCTATATATCGGGATATGACTAACTGGGAGAAACTTCAAGAAGCTAGTCTAGACCGTCGCGTAAAAGAATCTGAGATAGCAAGAAATAATATGTCCCTAAGTAAAGAGGGGTTAGAGATTCAGCTAGATAGGATGAAGTTGAAAGATGCGGAGAATACTAAAGAAGCTATTGAGTTGTATAATAGAAGCTTCGATCCTTCTACCGGACAATTCCGTCCTGATGTTATGGCTTCTCTAGAACCAAAATTACTTCCGGACGGAAAACCTGCTACAAAAGAAGATGCAGAGAAAATAAGACAACGTGATCTTCTCCTTGCTGCTATCAACGGACAAGCAGAATCAAGACTATCAGAACTTTATAAGAGCTATGGAAGCCAGATGAAGAAAGATCAATACGGAGCAATCGTATCTGACAATCCTGCGGTATCCGCAGAGTTTGAATACATACGCACTCTTAAGGAAGGCGCGAAACAACTTCTTAGACCAGAACAATTTGTTACCCAAAGGAATGCTTACAACGCACTTTCTCCGGGTGGAAAGAGAATCATAGAACATCTTAGGACCGCAGAACTTCCAGACCCAGTAGGACTTATGTCTGGTATGATTCAGTCCGGAGTATCCCCGCAAGATAGGCTCAATATATTTACAGCCCTCGGACTTACTCCTCCTACCGATGAGCAGATGAAACAAGCTCCTCCTTCGCCGCAAAGTAATGGGAATCCTATCCTTACGGGAAATCCCAAACTTAGTCCTTACGGAAATGCTGTTGTTAATATAGGAAGAGAAGTTATAGAAAACCCAACTCGGTACATTCCATAATTAAATGGCTGATAATCAAAATCCTTACGATTTCAGGGACATATATAATCCTAAGGCCAGCACTACTACTACTACTGCGCCTCCGGGACTTCCTGCGTCTGCACCGTCTAATCCCTACGATTTTTCTAAGATATATTCCCAACCAACTCTAAATACAGAAAACCCTAATCCCGCAAATCCGGGAAATCCGTATGATTTTAGGGCTGTATATAACAACACTCCAGCAGTTTCTCCGGAAGAAGATGATGAGTCAGACCGCTTTACCCAGATGGACCCCGGTGCGAACTGGCTGGAGAAGTCATGGACGATAGCAAATAAACCACTTACAGAAACTCTCTTCGGATGGGGCCACTATCGCCAAGGCGCAGGGGGAATAGAACGTTTCCTTGAGAAGACTGCTACAGGTCTAACAGCCCCTCTCAGCATAGCTGCCCTTGCCGCTTTTGCTCCCGCTGGTATTGCAGAGAGCGTAGCAGGTAACGTCCTTAAGGAAGGGCTTACAGAAGGTGCGGAATTCCTTGGGGGCGAAGCTATCAACGGAATAGAAGCTGCTGCTAAGGTGGAGACCTATGCCAAGGCTGTAAAGGCCGCAGAGCAGGCTCAGATTGCTGGTAGGTCCCTCAAGGCCGCTGTCCAAAGTGTGGGTATGGATAATCAGGAATTCATCAACTACGGTGAGTATCTGATGAACCAAGGACTGCATCCTAAGGACATGCTTTCAGAAGGTCTAATGCGCCGGGGTATCAGCCGTTCTCTTGCTGCTTCGGGTGTTATTGGGCCTAAGCAGGCTCTAAACGTAGCTAAAGGTGTAGAGAGTCTAGTTAACCTAGGATTCTCCATACAGGCCGTACAGGGGGCTATGTATGCCTATCCTCGTGCTCTTGATAAGCTAGCTGACGGGGATTATGACGGGGCTTCAGAAGCCATCCTAGAAGCGGGTGCGAATACAATCTTTGGTACTTTGGGGATTGCCCATACGTTTCACGGTATAGGTGATCTTCTTCCCGGAGTCAATGCCAAGAATCAGCTTCCCCTTACCGATGAGGTAGAAAACTTCAAACGTATCTTCGGACCTATGGAAGGTAAGATTGCGGACGATCAGTTTAAAATCGAAGCTCGTCGTAAGCAGCAAGCCGCAGCCATATTCAAAGTAGCGGGTCTTTCTCAGTACGCAGAAGCCTTGGAAAAGATTCCGTCTACAGATAAATACTCTTGGGGTAAAGAATTCGGCCAGCTAATGCGGAACCTTGTAGCAAACAAGGAACACCGTGAGGCACTAGCCCAGAAACAAATGGAATTCTTTGCTGCGCTTGATAACGGCATGAAGCCCGATCTTGCGTCACAGGAGATTGCTGCGCTCGGAGAAGGATTCAGTCTAGAAGATTGGATTAAGGCGCAAGGAAATATCCCTGTAGACGTAATGAAGAAGCGCACTCTTCAGAGTATTGCAGATGAGGAAGCGAATAACCTTCTCTACTCTAAGGATCAGCTTAATAAAACCATGGGTAAAATCCGTGGTTATGATGACGATATCAACACTCTCCACCAAGCCCTTAAGGACAGCAAGGGCCTTACCCCCGAAGAAACTAAAGCTATCCAATCAAAAATTGAGGATATGCAGAATCTCCGCAATGAGGCTCAGTTTAGTCTTCCCCGCCTGCGTGAGGAATTCCAGACTGCTTCTGATTGGGACCGGGCAAAGAAGAGATTCCAAGTATACGAAAACTGGAAAGCCAAAATCCAAGACGAGACCACCAAGAATCCAAACGATGCTCAGCTAGCCGTTGAGAACCGTCGCAGGATGGATGCGCTCGATTTCCGTATTGGTAGAGAATTCGAACACCTTTACAAGAAACAATATGACTTACTGAATCAAAGGCTTGACGAAGCTGCTAAGGGTATTGAACCCAAAGCCAACTTCGACAGAAACGCTCTAGACGAATTCAACAAGAAGGTTCGCGACATGGCGATATCTATCCACGATATCCCTATGATCGAAAAGGCTTTCCCGCATTTTCGTGGTGGAACCGGGGTTTCTCCTGATTTCGAAGTTCCCGAGGCTAATCGTGTTTGGCCTCCTAAGCCTCCTGAGCAAGATGCTCAATACATTAAAAATCGTATTGCTTCCTTAGAGACAAAGCTTCAAGAAGCTTCTGATGCTACAGATAAATACTATGACGATATCTATACCAAGAAGCCCCCTATCAACATTGCTGAAGAAGAAGCTCTAAAATACGCAGAGGATCAATTCAGGGAAAAGGGTGATAGATTTGCTACGGCTTCTGAGATGGAATCTATTCGTCAAGACCCTATCGGACACCTTGACCGAGACGATAGCATGAGCGCAAGAATCGATGCTAGGCTGCGCAAAGAAGGATACGCAAACTGGGAATGGTCAAGAGGATACCAGTATCGATTTGACAACGATCCTACCTACATTAAGCTTAATGAAAAAGCCGTAAAACTCGGTTTAGAGCAGGAACGTCTCAAGTACCTCGATGAACGAAATCTACCTTCTAATTATATAGGACAGGTACATCAGCTTCCAGATGGCAGTAAGGTATTATGGATTACAGGAGAGTCTCTTCGAAAGTTCAATCGCGCCATTAACAAGAGACAAGATGTTTGGGGATATCACATTCCTCGAAGTACGGTGGATTACGCTTTACGTAAGCTAGAATTACTTAAACACCCTGATATCCAGTTAATGGAATTGTTGAAGCAGGGACGTAATGCCGCAGGAGATATTACACTATCTCTTGTTCCCGGAGAGCACGGAGGAAAGTTAACCAGTAAGATCAATACCTTGCGTGAGGAATTAATCCATACATGGCAGGGAAGTTTAAGTGGAACGGTTGCTGATAACCATCTTACTAAGCCTCAATATGACCGTCTTCGCGCTATCCTTCCCAAAGCGGTTGCGGACCATCTTAAAAATCATCGCTATAAAATGTCGGACACTCCGTCTGTTATAGTAGAAGCTGCTGCTAAGATGATGGCTAAGAAGAACTTAGCCGATTTAGGAATTACCCCCGAAGAGGCTGCAAAGTTTCTTCATGAATATTTTACGGAGATTAGGAAAAACCACGGCGATAACGCTCTGGATAATCTGACACACATAACAAAATATGCCAAAGAACTCAAAGACAAATTCATCGCAAGCTACAGACAGCCTGAGCCAATTTCAGAACCACCCAGACCCGGAGAGGGTCAAGAACCTGTGGAAGCTGTGGGAGGAGAAGGGGGAGGCGGGCCTGCTGGCCCTCCTACAGGAGGAGGGGAAGGAGGAAGCCCCTACGACCCCGAGTGGAGAAAAAAATTCCCGCTAGAAGGCGGGGAGGCTTTCACCAAAGCATTTCCTATTCCCCAATGGCTGAATGCCCCACTCCATCCTTCCTTGCCGACTAACATCGAAGAGTTGGTAGAGAAGGCACGAGCCAAAGTCCATACTCCGGAACAGATAGAGTATGTCAAGAACTATATCAAAGCCCTTGCTAGGGTTGCGCGTCAAGACTTCACTCCTCAAGAGATGGAGATATATAAACAACTCCGTAAAGCCGATGATGACAACTGGGCAGTTGGATACAACAACGGAATCATCAAAAGCATAGTAGACGATCACGTCCACCACATCTGGGGTGAAGACGAGCGTAAGGGATATCCTGTTATCCAACGGGCCGGAAGTGGTGCGTTTGCAATCAATGCTTCGCAAGCCCGCCATCGTAGTTGGGCTACGGCTTTTGAGGGAATTATAAAAGGACGTAGGCTTGCCGTACACGATCCCTCTTCTATCATTGCCCACGATGCAAACAACATAGCCCAAGCCGCAGGACACCGTGGTTTGCTTGATACGCTTTTCAACTCCAAACTCAAAGCCCCGGATGGTAGACCGCTCGGGACATTTATGGGACAGGGAATCCGGGTTACTCCGGAAGATGGAACCCAAGCCAAGGAACTGATTAACCCCAATATCCTCCGTAAGATAGAGATGGATGAGCTAGAAATTCAACATCTCAAAGACGCGGGTTTACTAGATCGGTATCTCAAGGATGGAGAAATTGTAGATCGTACCGCTTACGTTAATCAGAACAATGTCCGGGAGTGGATTAAGTCTACCAAAGACAAGTTAGTCGATCTCATTAAGAAGAATCCCCTTCTCGGTGATCCTCGTAATCCTAGTGAGTATAACCCCAACAATCGCGCTCAACATGAAGCCGGTTGGGGACAAGCGGAGCTTTTTGCCAAACAACAGGCTGAAAAGATTGCGGCATACTTGGCCCATATTCTCCCTGAAGTCAGAGCCTCTTTCGAGAACGGTAAATACAAACCCGTTGATCTTTCAAACAAGCCTCTAGACATAAGCATGGGGAACCACCACACTTCTATTCTACATGGAGTAGAAACGCGGACCATTCTTCCTACCGAACTTGATAGATTGGAAAGATACCAACAGCGTAATGAAAACTATGCTCAAGGTCTGAATGGTAGAGGCACTGGACCCATGTCTCCCGCTGACGTTGCGCGTATGCTGTTCCAAGAACGCAGCCATCTCACGGATACTGAGTTGGGAAGATACCTTACCGAAATCCATGACAGGTTTGTGCCTCTGGATGAAAAGGGAAATTCCCGCTACCCCGGAATGTGGGATGCTAAAACTCTAGATACTGCTGTATACCATATCGCTCATGCTGCTTTGAATAAGGAGTATCCACAGCTAATTCAAGACCTTGATGATCTGAATTACGTAGACAAAAACTTCACTTCCCCTAACGACATTACCCGCAAGCTCCACGAAGCTGAAGCTATGAAACGGCTTCAGGATATCAATGATCGACAGCCTAAGAAGTATCTCTGGAATCCCAAGGGATACATTCCCATCGATCATCCCGCTTTCACAGACTGGAAGTGGATGGCTACTATGCCTGATAAAACTCCAGTCCTTGCTAGTTCTCACTTTGCCGTACATCCAGAGATATACGATTATCTTGTTAATCGTCTCGGATTAGAGCGGTCCAAGCTGAGAGAAAACAAAGGAATCGGTAAGGTAACTGCTCCTCTGCTCAAGGCGGGACAGTTCTTTAAGGGAGCTATCCTTAGCGGTTCCCCGTTCCACGTCATTCAGGAAATGCTTCGCGGAGTTATGCTTGGAATCAATCCTTTCATACGTCCGAATCCTATTGAGGATATCAACGAGCTTTTTCCTACGTCTCGCGGAAATCTACCTTTGCTGCGGTTGGGTATTGAGAACAGTCTGAATATCTATAACAATCGTTTCATGGCAGAAGATGCTGCCGTAGGCGTAGCTCAGCATGTCTACTTCGGAGACCTTATCCATAAGATTCCCGTAGTAAAGAACGCAGCTACAGGATACGAGCGGTATGCTAACCAGATTCATGACTTCCTGTTTAGCCGATACATACCGTCTCTTAAAGCCTCTGGTTTCAAAAGAATGTTTGAGAAGTATGCTGAAGCCCATCCGGACTGGTCTAACGACGCAGTGGCATACGCGGCTGCTCAGCACGTCAACAACGCTTTCGGCGGAATCAATTGGAGAGAGTTTGGTAGGTCGGCAACTACACAAGACTTATTCCATCTGGTAGCTTTGGCTCCGGATTGGCTTGAGTCTGAGATGCGATTTGCAGCCCAGCTATTCAACAACGTGGGTATCGGTCCTCTCAAATACAAACCAGACTCGGGGCGTAACTTTACCAGAGAACAAGTAGCCTACGTTGCCGGATTGGTTTGGGCTAGCGCACGTGTTCTGAATCTGCTCTATTCTGGCAATGCTCATTTTGAAACCCCATTCGGATTGGCCACTAAGGATAAGGATGGACGCGAGATAGAATTCTCTGTCCGTACCATGCCTACTGATATCCTGCACATGGCTTCCGATCCTATGGGATTCTTGAATGGGCGTATGTCTCCCCTTCTCCGCACAGAAGAAGAAGTCCGTACAGGTCGTAACCAATACGGACAGAAGCTCACTCCCGGCGAGAAATATGTGGACATGGTTTCTAACTTGATTCCTATCTGGGGCCAGCAGATTATCAAAGAAGCTAGCGGATTGTCTACCTCAGCAGACGTACCCGGATATGCTCAGATCGCAAGAGCGGGGGGATTCACATCTCAGGTATACCGCACCCCGGCACAGAAAACCGCTGCCAATCTCGCCGCAGAACGTAGCGAAGAAGGTAGCATGAACCCGGCCAAGATCGCACGTCACCGCTTGCTCTTGCAGCTAGAGGATGATATGCGAAGCAATCGTATCACCATACCCGATCTAGAACAGATGGTATCCTACGGTAACCTCCCTATTGCCGATGCCAAGGCTGTTATAAAGAACGTCCAAGAGACGGCAGGGCAGGACCCGGAAACCGCGAGGTTATACAGTCGTGTTAGTCGTCTGGACTTCCAAGGGGCTATGGCGGTCTGGGACGACGCTAACCAAGAAGAGAAAAAGGTCCTAGAAAAACTAATCCGGAAGAAAGCCGCTAGTTATCTCAAAAAGAGTATAACGGATTTCACTCCGGACGAAAGGGCTAAGGACCCTATGTTTAAACGAGCTAGACAGATAGCTCCGATACTAGAAGAAGCCCCCGCTCAGTAGCGGGGGTTTTCTTTTCTACATTTTTTACAAGGACGGTCGAGTACTCTTGTTATTGTTCCATCCTTTAATCCTGCTGGATCGGTCCACGTCATGCCGGGGCTTTTGATAATTGTGTGTCGGTAATGACCGCAGCTATATAGTCTCCTCAGGAGGCTCATCTTCCCCATCTCCATCCTGACCCAATGCCATCATCCAACCTCTCCACAAAGCTGCTTCTAGTTCAGGGTCCATCTCCTCTATGTTGTCTTTAACATCGTAAGGCTCGGAAGCTGCCCCGTTTTTAAATCTGTGGCAGTCTTTACACGGTCTTTGCACATAACGAATCTGGTCTTCTTGGCCGGGTTCGTTTATTTGTTTGTACTTGCAAGTCTCGTGGCCGCAAGAATATTTTAGCGTAATGGTTATCACAGATAGTCTCGATAAGAAAAGCTAGTGGCTCTCTCCTTCCGTACCATTGTAAGTTCTTCGCCTTTGGAATTGGTAAACTTTAGAATTCCTTTTTGAGCATCATAGGATTTCATATCTTTCAGCGTAAATTTTGTTTTACACCAATGTCCTTTAGGGTCTCCGTCTTCATCAAGGGCTAGCTCTGTGACGTAGTACTGGAAGGTTATAGATACTCCGTTAAAAGGATTTCCGTTCCATTCTCCTTCTTCTAACGTGGAATGTTGATCCATGTCTATTTCTGCGCCATCTGCAACAAGAGTTACTTTGTATGTTTCTTGGAATTCAAACGTGGGTTTGACATTAAGAAATTCCAACGACTGCGCAGGAGTCTCGCCGTAGCGATTCATCTCTTCGACCATGGCCTGAAGCATGTCGAAATTTATTTCATGAAACATTGTCACGATATTAAGAATTCCCTGAATGTTGGATTTATCCTTAAGATTGCGTTCGCAGTACTGTTCTATGAATTCTTTGCTTAGTCCCCGAAATTCCATAAAGTAGAAAAATCTTCCGGGACGATTCTTCAGATGCACGTCAATGCGATATTTATCGTTCGCCGTCATGAGATAGAGCTTATTTCCGCCATACACTCCATCAAGCATAGTCAGCAAAAATGGCTGGTGGTCTTTATCGTACACCTTCTCGAATTCGTCAAAGAACACGATTACCGGCTGGTGAATGCTGGCAAGAAACGTGTTGAACGAGTCTCCTACAAAAGGAGCATTAACCAACAACGTAGGCATACCTTCCTTAGCTGCCTTAGCGGATATCATTTTTGCTAGGAGCGTTTTACCACTGCCTTGCTCTCCCACCAGCAGTATACCCGTAGTATGAGGGCGATCCTTAAAGGTATTCAATATACGCTTGGCCTGAGATTCCGTATTACCGTATATGATTTTAGGAATGTCGAACGTATCTGTTGTTTCGAGGTAAAACCCGATCTGAGGATGCATAACATAGTTTCCCGCAGGCAAACGTTTATGAAGGTCCATCGTAGGGTCCGGTGTAATGGTATACACGTTCCCATGCTTGGCAAAATAAGTGGTTCCCGTTACGTTAGTTTCATTAGGTTGGCTGGTCATAAGTTCATTAACGACTTCCTCTGGTACTTTATGATTAGTATCGTCAGCGAAGAAACTACCCAACAAACTGCCTATAGCGGAAGCTGATTTTTTAGAAGGTGCGTATGCCATATTATTAGTATCTCACAATCTAGTTAATTTGTCAAGCCTGCTTAAATTTCTCAATTTGAGAATCTTTTCTTACGGCAATTCCAGCAGCCACCTTTTTTCATGCCTCCAAATCCGAATCTGCTTGTAGACACAAAACGGACCATAATCCCACATTCCGAACAGGTGTACAGTTTTTCATAGTGTTTCTTACCGTCTATAAATAGTTTTGCCGTCTTACTGCTTTTTATCCACACGTCGCCTCCTATCTGACGGGACAGATTCCGCCTTCGCATTCGAGTCCATCTACCATTCTACCCTCGCCCACGTCCTCAAAGTCGATGGGCTTTATTTTTGCAGATAGCTTTTCGTACTTCTCCCGGCTGATGGCTTCCTTGGGTGCTTGCTGAAACCCGTGATCCGAATGACAGAGGAAACTAATCGTCTTGATGTACTGTAGATTCTCTGCCAGCCATTGTTTAAGTTGGGGAATCTCTTCCCGTTTATAGTACACAGTAACCGATACTGACTGATCGGCCCAGTGCTTTTGCGCCATCTTCAATATGTCTAGCTGCTTCCATGTATTCCAATCCTCATCTGCAACAGGGAATCCATCGGGTGCTCGTTCATAGAAATCGACCACCATGGTATCCGGATTAGAAACTCCAAACTCTATCACAGGCTCCATATAATGGCCAGCCGCTCTTAGCTTAGGGATGAGTGGATCGTCCGCAGCAAAACGAACACGTTGGATGAAGTAGCGGGAGTAAGCAGCATGGATACCCTCGTATCCAGAGCAATCAAGCACCTTCGACATTGTACCGGAGGGCTTGATGACTGTAGTACGCTTACTCCTAGGGATTCCAAGTTCCTTAGAATATTTCTCATCCTCAGCTTGGATTGCAGCATAAGCGCGATCCAGTGTGTCGGGTCGGAATAACGGAGACACCAGACAGCCTGTAATACCGTTGCCAGTCCTACGGTTTCGTTTGATAACTTCATCTGATACCTTATGGTGGTAGTGTTCTAGGGTTACTCTCTTGGCGTATCTTTGCATGAGTCGGGCAGCTTCGGTAAATTCAGCTTCAGTTTCGGTATTGCATAAAGCGATTTCAGTGAGGTTACATGGCTCCCCGTTTTCGAGGGTAGCCTCAGCGCAAGGGTTAACTCCAATAGCTGTGTCGGGCTTAAGTTCTCCCATTCTGCCGTAACGTTGAATATTAGTTCTGTTAACGATTCCGAAAGGTTCTCCATGTTCATACGTTCTCCAAAATAGCGGGTGTAAGTCTTCTATGTCATCACAAACTACGCTATAGTTTGCCTTGCTGCGATGTGCTGGAATTTGTCCTAAGTCCCAGCGTTTTGCCTTTAGATACTCTTTATCCCAGCAATCTCCAATGATTATGATTGCGCTTCGGCGGATGTTTCCGGCGACAACCATGTGGCCGATAGCTGTAAGGATATCAGCCGCATCGATGGGTCGGATTGCGCGTCCGGCCCTTGGAACCAAGACTGAACATAACGTGCGAATGAATTCGATAAGAGGCAAGGGTCCGCTGCTGACACCCCCGAAACCGAGAATAGCCTCTCCTTTCCCCCTAAGACATACCGTGCTGTAAGTGAAACTACGGCCTGTGACAAAGAAGGATTCGAGGCATCTGGTGATAAGTTCGCACCATCCTTCTCGTGAATCAGGGACGATAAAGTCTGCGTCTTTCGTGGGTCTATGGAGAATGGTAACATCTTTTCGCACCTTCGGTAGTTTAGAAGTGAATTTATGTTCTACGCTTAATCCTACCCCTCCCCCAAGCATGAGGAGATCGCAGGCTATTACAAAGTTAGTCCAATCTTCTGCGGTTAAAAACCAGCAATTGTTAAGTGCGGCCCCGCCGACACGAGCATGAGCAGGAGCACCAGAGAACCAATAGCCTCTACCTGCTGGCCCTGCCTTACGTTCTCGGGCCAGTCTAATAAGCTCTTTGATTTCTGATTCGGGTACATTCTTACCGCGAACGTTCCCCCCGATAGCCCTCTCTACTGTTTGGTCCCAGTTTTCCAGAACCCCATTGTCTTTGCGACTGTATGTTCGTCTGTATACTACTGTTGCTAGATTGCTAAACGGTTTCATGTATTGCCTTAAAATATTCTGTTATTTTGATTAATTCTTCAAGTGTAGCATCATTCTTAATTCGGTTGGCTCTAAAAGAAATAACATGCACGTTTCCGACTACGTATCCTTTTTCCGGAACTATCCTGTCTACGGAAGGGCTGTTATCGGAATTCGTTCCTGATCCTGCGGAGCGAATTAATGGGATTCCTAGAATCGGACATACCTCTGGTATTTTAAGTTCCTCTTTGGGTAGGTCAAAAGGTACTCCCAATCTTCTCGCCCTAGCTCTCATATTAAACCACATGCTAGCCGTGGCTCGATCTTTCCATCTAACTAAAGATTTCTTTCTTACATAGTGGACTTTACAATATCCTCCCCTATCTATTCTACCTATATTATCACATCCATCCGTCTTACACATTTTTCCGGTGCTTCTAATAGGCTTGTCTAAAGAAATTCCTCTCAACACTCTCATGTAGTGAGTATCACAGTATCCACGACCTCCGCTTCTTTCCGGACGATCACAATTTACTAGCTTACAAGTAGAGTTAGGTTTATTCAAGGTCTGCTATTTTAATCCCCCTTCTATTTGCAACCAGACTTTGGGCAAGAACTTCAATAGTCAATTCTACCGGCCATTTTTTCTTTTTCTTTTTACTAAGTGTTGCTACGTACACAAATCGTATATGTAGCAATTCATGAACTAATGTTACTTCGATATCCCGTACACCTTTCATCTCGTCTGGTATGGTAAGGGGATCGAATATGGTAATATGGCTGTGTTCGTAGTTTGGGTCCATGCTGTTCTCCCCAAACCCTCTGCCCTTTTCCCATTTCTTCATCTCGGCAGAAATGGTCCAGTTCTGTAAGCGAAGCTGTGGTACCCAATAACTAAGATCGTTCTTTAGTTTTATGATCCTATGATTTACTTTTTTCATCTATGAGACGCATTCTTTCTATAATAAGTCTTTCTGTAAAAGCTAGTGCTCTCCAACTCATCTTCCCGGCATGGAGTACCCCGTCATCATCCATATCGTATCTCTCCATATAATGGCGTATAAGAGCATCTGATTCGTCGTAGGACTTTGATTTATCCCAATGAAGAGGCTGACCATTAAGGTGTTGTTTGTTACCGGCTACGCTGGCTTTGCTGACTTCGGCAAGAGCAAGAGGGAAGTAGTCTAACACGCCTGTTCCGATGGGGAGATTCTTTCTTTCTTTATAATCCCTTGGCAAGCTCATCTATAAACTCCTCAAAGTTATGAACGCGGATACCTATAGTTGCGTCTTGGTTATGTGAAGAATCCTGAAGGAATAATTTTACGGTCCCTAAGTGGTTGTTTATGTCTATGAGATTTTCTGGCTTGTCATCTAGAAAGATGTTCAATCCAAGTGCGGCTGCTATGGCCCCTTTGTGTTTGGTGATAATTACGGTAGGAAAATCTACCTGTAATGCTTCTAACCAGAACTGAGTCTGTACCTGTACGGGATCGCCTTTGGTCTCAATACGATTACTGATGAAGTATATTTCATGCCGTCTTGTCAGATGGCGAAGATTCGCAATCACTCCCGGCATAGGTCTAGGATACTTCTCGAACCAGTTTTCCGTGTTTTGAATTCGATTCCATATACGACTCTGTTCTTTCGTATTCATCCAGTTAGAGAAATCCCAATCAACAGGTTCGCCTAACATTTGCCTATCTAGAACCATAGCGGCTTCGTTTCTGAAAGCTCCTATGAAATCCGCAATACATCCGTCTATATCCAGCCCGATCTTTAATCTGCGTGTGTCTGACATGGCATTCCTTTGTATCCGTCTCGTAGGATTCCGGTTTTCTTGGTACCAAGAAACACGTAACTTTGGTAATCCAAAACTATGATCTCTCCGTAGGACCAATCGCTGTTGGCGCATAGAAGAGCTACGTACTCTTGCGCCGTTTCGAGCGCGGCTTGGATATCTTGACCAAGGACTTGGATGACTTCGGTTTCGTTGATGTAGACAAGATTTTGGTTTGTGCTGGCGATGCCGGAAGGCTTGTATTTTTTGATTGCAACTTTGTAGATATTTGAGAAGTCAGGTTCCATATTTTTACCGCCTGTATACGTTCCTTTTTGCAGTACTTATCTATCTCTTTATGCACAGTAAGAATAGAGCTATCGGAAGGCCAATAGATTTTGTAGGTAAGTTCTATTTTACCACACTTCTCTATGGCTTCAAACTGGTATAGAAATTTTCTTTTAAGTGGAAAAAGCTTAAGGTAAAAACTTATGTTCATATCCATCCGTATGGCATCCACAATTTTTACAAAGGACTACGACTGGTCTTATTTTGCCTTTGTTTACCTTATATTGCTTAGTAATCGAACAATTTCTACAATTAATTTTGACCTTATAGGTTACTGAAGAGGGGAATAGTTTTTGCCAAAACATTTTCTGTAATACCTCGCGAATTCTTTAGGGGTTCTGTCTGCTTTGAGATTGTTACACTCTTCGCAGGCGGGTACTAGATTTGCGGGGAGATTGGTGCCTCCCCGCGAGATTGGTATTTGGTGATCCACTGTAACGTTCCCGGCATGAAGCTTCTTACCGCAATACCGGCAACACCATTTGTAATACTCCACCCTGAGGTACCACTTATCGAGAGGGAACCGTCCGGGTTTGGCGAACTTTCTGTGAACTCTGTTACGCTTTCGCGGGAGTTTCTTCTGGGGAAGCTGCCGCTTTTTCTCTCGGCGCATTAGAATCTATTCTCGTAAAATTTCCTATCGTAGAATGGTACCCACTCCACCACAAACCTCGTGACGATACCGCGATCATCGAGTTTGATTTTAATGATTGAATACCCCACCATGGCTTGTAGTTTGCGCTTACGCATGAAGAGAGTCTGATCCTCTGCGCACCCTCCCTGTACGGTATAGACTTCTCGGGGGTACCCATAGTTGAACTTGTGGTAGTGTCCAGCCAATTCGATCCTAGGCTTGTCTCCCCCCTGATAACTCTCTACACGTTTCTGGTCGGTATAGCTAATGGCATAGCTCGATCCCCCTCCGGGATGGACTACCCTCATTGCTGAGCTACCTTCTCCGTATGTAAGCCTTACGTCTGCCTCTGCGTATCCTAGGTACTTAAGATCGTCCCTACCTTGGTCCTTGGCCCTCATTTCCATATAGCGACCGATCTCGATACCTTCACGCTGCTGATACCAGCCCTCGTGATCGTCACCAGCAACAAAGTAAGTGGTAATGTCTGGATAGCAGGGATGTTTATCAATCCAATAGTCTACTTGATTATCCATACCGGGAGCCGTAACTAGTTCTGTTTTGTTGAACTTAGCCTCCCCGTCTATGGGATTCCCGGCATCAAACGCTATGGTGATCCCCTCAGAGTGGAAATGTTTATATGCAGCCTCTTGCACATCCAACCTAGAGTGTTTGTTGCAGAGATGTTTATCTGTTACAAACCCAAACTTGAAAGTCCAAAAGTCATTGCTGCCCTGAAGCTCCAGATTACCCGGCTCTAGATGAATACCGTCCTTAAGATCGTAGTAGGTCTCTCCATTACGGACGTGCTCATAGATCATACTCCCTGTCTTTGCCATGTCGGTAATAGCAGAGTACACGTTTTTCGTAGAGGAGCCAAGAAGCTTAGCCAAAGCTTCTAAGGTAGTAGGACCCTTTTTCAATAGTCTACGAATCTCACTAGGGTCTATTGGCTGGTCTAAAACATCTTTAACTTTCATTATCTATACGTTTCCTGAATTCTTCTAGCGCGGTAAGCGATCCGTAATACACATTGCCCCCAAAGTATTCTCGGTGCAGCCCGAGCCGTCTAGAACTTTTAATAGTTGAGTGGGCAACATCGAACTTTGTAGATAGTTCGGCCACGGTATATACTTCATCCTGTGGGGAGGAAGCAAGGAATTTTAATATAGCATCTACCCCGGTGGAAAGAACTACCTCAGAAATTTTCATCGGTTTCCTCTACGGTACCTACTGTTGCGCACAAATCGTAGGGTAAATATTCCATTGTGTCTTCAACGGCTTCTTTAATGCCGTCCTCGTCTAATTCTTCTGTGTCATCATCGACCCGGATAAGTACTTTATAATATCTCATTCTCTGTCCTTATCTGTCCAATTACTAAACGTAATTCCTTTGACTATTTTTTGTTTTGAGACTTTCATTTAGTAGATGTGTCCAGCGATGAACCCACTAATAAACCCTGCGCCAAACCATTTAAGTCTGCTGAATATTCCCGAGATTTTAGCTTTCTTCAATTGGGCTTCATAAGACTTCTTCTGGTCCGCGTTTTCGGCTTTTAGTCCGGTGTTAAGTTGATTACATGAATTGACTTCATCTGTCAAGCCTGCGATCTGCTTCGTGTTGTTGGTGTTTATGAGTTGTTCAGACTTTAGTTGTGCCTGAAGCGATGGCACATCTTCTAGTTGCTGGGTTACTCCTACAGATTGATCGTGATTAAGTTGAACCCCCTGATCGTTACTCTGGACGTTCTTTTGGTTGGTTAGCTGCGCGATTCTATCGGCTAGCTGCTGATTGCTAAGTTGGGCATCTAAGGCTTGCTGCTTTGCTGCTTGCTGATACGCTGCCTGTGCTTGTGCGGCAAGTTGAGTATTCTGTGCCGTGACCTGCGTAATGATCTGCTGTGTGGTCTGCTTTAAATCGTCAAACTGTGCTTGGAGTTGTTTATTCACGTCCTTCTGATTGAGAAGGGTACTAGCAGTGCTGACTACTTCTTGGCTGGCCAGATCGTAATGCTTATCAAGCCAATGCCTTCCGATGTAGATAAGAGCACTCACGGCAATCACAATAATGATTAGCCTCTCGTGTTTCTGAATCCAAGTCTTTGTTTCAGTTATCGTCGTTGTCGGGTCCGTCATCTTCAAATCCTTGTCTTGGTCCCACCGCATCTAGCCAGTCGTAGTATTTTTGTAGATACTCTGCTGCCCTTATCATCTTCCGAGGATCGTCAAAGAATACTCTGATACCTCTGTTACACGGAAAACATATAATACCTCGGACACTCATGCGGCGTAATTTTTCTTTTACTTTTGCTCGGGCTAGCGGCTTAGTCTCCGCATATTCACAAAAATCCAGAAGGTGTCCGGGAATCGAATCGGGATAAGCAGCCCATCGTTTATTTCCAAGTTTCTTGGAGAGTATTTTCCAGTTCTGGATTTTATGGTCGTGGTCTACATGAAGAGAACGGGTTTTAGGAAGTGACCCGCATATTTTACATCCCCCGCCTTGCCGCACTATCTGTGTGTTGTATTCTTCCTCAGTAATGCCGTACTTTTTACGTAGCGATCTATCTCTAGCTGTAAGCTTACGTGTCATCAATCGTCCCCCGCAAACTCCACCTTAATGATTGTTTCTTGATTGCTGCTTATTTTGTCTTGCGCTTTGTGCATGGCTTCATTAGGGCTTCCGGCTTGAACCTCGAAGCTACGCTCTCCGTACTCTCCATCCTCTTCGTCTGAGAACGGAGTTTGAACCACAATCGTATACCACATTACTCAACCTCTATTACCGTAGTATCTTCCCGATAGCTCACTGTTCCTTGTAACTCAATCCAAGCTCGGGGGTTCTGCGGCTTAGCGGGGTTGAATACTGTAGTTGCAACCAGTCTTCCTTTGTATCTAATCTCTACTACTTCAGACATATTACACGACTTAGAAGTGTGCGCTGACCACACTCTTTTGTCTTTGCGTTGCATGTTAATCCGATTAAAATGAAGCTTTATCTTCACGGCTTCTTCTCCTTATAGAACGTAAACCTACCCGCTTGAGTGGTACGTTCTACCGCTCCACTATCTACCTTGCGGCGAAGCCAAGTCGGAAGGCTAGCTACTTCTCCGAAATACGTAGCCCCCTGAGTTAGGTCAACTACTTTGTTTTCAAGTATTTGGTCTAGATTCTCAAGAATTTTGTCGAAGTTCCTTGTCTGACCGGGATAGTAGTTGTTATTCATATCGTTCACGGTCATGGTGGGGAACTGGCATTCGTGATCTATGGGGGTAGTATGATCTCGGAATCCTCCCTTAAGCTGCCTGTTCTTAATGACTTGGAGAATGGTAGACATAGTTTGGTATACGTCTTCCCCGGCTTCTCGAAAAGCGGCGAGGGCTACTATGGCTTTCTCTAGGTCTTGAGGCACCACTCCAAATTCTTCCAGAGTACTCGTAAGGGAGGGGTCCCTAGAATCAGGCCATTGATAGTCCTCTTTACCGCCTCTTGTGCGCCAAGCCCGAATCAGGATCATGCACTTATTGAACGTCTCGAAGGTCACACCAAAACCTCTCGTGGTCCTTTTCCGTGGGGTGCCGTCTGCTGTTCGAATTGCTCCCTAGCCTTGCGTCGAGCGTAAGAGCTATAGCAATCCGCTGTACAGAAGGTTGACTTTGTGCCTTTGTAGTCTGTGACAATAACCAGTTTGCTGATATCGTCTATGTTGTGTTCGGCTTTGTCTTGGTCGTATTCAACTATCTTAGGATGAGTAACGAAGTCTTCTCCCACGGTTGAATTCTCGCACTTGTCATTGTCGCAGGTAACCTTAACACGAACCTTGGTTACTTTGATAGCCACCCCATAGGTGGGAGTGCCGTTGTCATCGATCTCTACTATGTTAGTTCCGGTTACTTCCCCTTCATGGAGTTGTCCGTACCGATCTGTGATTTGAGCATACTCTTTAACTTCAACGCTCATTAAAAGAATCCTTTCTTCTTACCTTCTGAACTTATGCTACAGCTTGCGCCTCTGAGGGTGTTTGCTCCGTTGATAAGATCGTCCACAGAAATTTCTTCTGTACCCCGCTCATACGCAAGCTGACCGGCAAGGATGTAAGTCTCTTGTAGCTGCGCGAAGCTTGAGCCTTCCGTTACATCAGAGGCAGGACCGAGAGCATCCGCGTTGAGGTACGGGGCCTTCTTCAGAAAGTACTTGATGCGGGTAGGATGATCTGGGTTATCAAAGAACACTACGCGATCAAACCGTCCGGGACGTTTGAGGATTGCCCTATCGAGAATCGTGGGTTCGTTTGCCGTAGCGATGGTTATCACTCCCTCTTGAGAAGTGAGTCCATCGAGACAGTTCAAGAGCGTGTGCATATTGAGGCGGGCTTGCGTCTCCCCGGTTTTAGGAAAGGCACGATCAAGGTCTTCAAGCACCACCACGCTAGGCCCATTTTTTTGAGCCGTTTCGAACATGGCTTCGAGAATGTTGTCCCCAATGTTTTTCGAGAACAAACGAATCTTATATGCGTTCATCTGAAGACTAGACAGGAGCACCTTGATAACGCTGGTTTTTCCATTTCCCGGAGGGCCATGGAATAAATACCCACGGCGAAAAGGAAGATTGTTTTTCAGGAACCAGTCTCTACGGGATATAAAGGCTTCTGAATCTTTCTTAACCAGAGTAAGAATCTCTTCATTCAGGACAAGGTTATCCCAAGTCTGGAACAATCCAGTGGCAGTAGTTGTGGCTGCGGCACCGGAGCTATTCGCATCATAGGTATAAATGCGATAGGATTTCTTGGGGAGACTGTAAATCTTAAAGAGATATTCCCGAAGCTTTACCACTTCATCCTTACGGATAATAGCGATATTCCAATAATCCGTAGAGTCCGATGCTGGGGAGCTATTAAAGCTTACACTGGTGAAGACGATCTTAAACCCTATATCGAGAGCCAACAGAGTGTTATTCATTGACCCCCTAACAACCTCTACGGCTGTTAGCTTTTGTCCCGCACGGTTCAATTCGAGTTTCTTGTGGAACTCTTCGGTAAGGAACTTTACCTGTTTAATCTCTTCCTTTACCGCGAATTCCCGGTTGGAGTTGAACTTGTGGTTTCTTTCCACAAGCATAGATACCGCTGCATCGAGCAGAACTCCTATCCCTTCATCGTCGGATTGGAAATTGAATACATCCCAATCCTCTCGCGACCCTCCGAGAAACCCATGGAGGGCGGGGGAATAGTGCTGAATGCTAAGTTCCAGACCGTCCTTTGGTGGGAGGAATTTGTTCTCCCACAGGCTTAGGCTTGGCTCGAATTTTTGATGTTTGGAATTTTCGATCACCGTGTTCTCCGTCTGGTCCGATATGGCACTGCGCACAAATGAATCTACTGTTGTCAACACTGTATTCTCCACCTTTACCTCTCGGTAATACTTCGTGCATGTGTCCAGTTTGTTCTGTAATTACTTTACCACAGAACTCACATTTAATCAAGCGATTTCTATGCCTTCTAGCCCGGTATATTACCTGTCTTCGTATAGCAGCAATGGATAATGCCCGGTCTAGCTGAAATACGTTCTCTTGATTGGGGTGCTTCCTCGCCAGTTTTACGTTCTTGAAAATCCTGATGGGTAAATCAGTATCAGGGTCTATCTCAACCCACACCTTCATGAATTGCTCCCTATGAATTCCCTAGCCCACCTAAGTACGATCTCCTTGGTCTGCTGCCAGTGAGGTATGTTGTTAGGAATGATAGGATCAATGGACTTAGCTAGCTCCATTGCATCTGTAATCTCGGAGCGTTCTGACTCATCGACAAAGAAACCGGAGATACTGAACCACTTTCCGTTCTCTGGCATCACGTTGTGAAGCTTGGCGTTTACTTCTGCATCAAGTCTTTCAGCAGTTGTAGATGGGTCTTTTGCGCTAGTAAGTATGTCGTCAGGAATAACCTGCTGTCCTGACTGCTCGATGTATTTAGAGAGTACTTTAGCTTTAGTAATACCGATATCAACAAGTTCCTCCTCGCCTAAAGACGGCATCAAGTTTCGAGTTGTAGTCATGTACACGTAAAGCTGGGATTTGCCTACATTGAATCTCTGCTCTATGGCCTCAAGGTAATCCCCGAAACTTTTGTGCTTGGTAAGAAGCCAGTATTTCTTTTGCCGCACTTTGTTGATGTACTGACTTAGACGAACAAAATTTTTATCTATCCCCTGTTTCTGTTCGTTGATTGTGAGTACGGTTTCCTCAATGTCCTGCTCAAGTTCAAGAGCTTCTTTCTTTTCTTCTTCAGTGAAGGCTTTCTCTATGATATTCAATGCGTCCATTTTGCCTGCTTAAATTTCTCAATTTGAGAAAAAGTTGTCCGAACCGGAGTCCAACATCAGTCCGACTACTGTTAGTACCCCCGCACATAACGCTGCGGAAATGAGTGCAAATATAAGTCCAATTTCTACAAACACATAGAAAAGAAATAGCACCGAGAGGAATAAAATCGAGTTGTATATTACTAATCTAAAAACCATATTACCATACCTTTAATTAAAAGTCAAATGGATTCTGCTCGGGCACCGTGGGTTCCTCTGTCTTAACGATTTCTCTGAAGGTAGCTATCTTCCCTAGAAAGAATAGCTTACAGAACGCGGAGCCTTTGCCCCTGCTACGTCCCTTCATACATCTGAATTGAACTTCTGGCGACAGGTTATCGGTTGTCTCCTCAGTGACGTTCTTGATAACATCCCTGTGGAGGTAGAAGACTACATCAGAATCAGAAACGATAGCTTCCGATCCCTTGGCGTCGTAGATATCAATAGGTCTTCCTTGTGTCTTTTGCCCCGGCTTCCTAGGCTGTCCGACTACAAAAAACTTTACTAAGAACCTTTGCGCCATTCGTTTGATACGCTGCATGGCTTGGCTCTGCGCTTTGATCTCATCCCGTTCGTTACGGCAAATGAAATGGATGTGATCTAGCACCACCACGGTAGCCCCAACTCGTCTGATTCCGGCTTCGATAAGATCGAGGACTTCACCAGAGCTATTAAGGTTAGGATTGTTACCGATATAATAACAACAGCTTTTAAGTTTTTTCGCCGCTTCGATTCGGTCATCTCGCCCTATCTCATTCCTTTCCTTGGCTAAAAGATTGGCTGTGACGATCTCGCCAATCTCGGCATCCTGCATCTCGGTCTGGTAATTCAGAACGATCTCATCATGTTTCCTTGCTGCGTTAAGGGTTTCCTGTAAGGTAAACTGTGTCTTGCCAGTACTAGTCTGAGTGGCTGAGATGTATATAACAGAACCGGGAAGAATGTTTGTCATCCTATCAATAGCTGAGATGCCGAACCTGAAGCGATCTGGACGATCCTCCGCTCGTTCCGAATCATCATGCATCAGGATATCCTGAATGCTTTTGACCCCCGGTATAGGATTGGCATAGGCATTAAGGGTTAAGCTATCTACCAGTTCTTTGAATTTTTCTATATCCCTCTCCGTGTGGGTTAGGAATGTCTGGTTTGCATCCTTCATTCCCTTCGGCCATACTAGCCTATAGGTCCGCTCCTGTAGCTCATTCCAGAGTTTAATCATTGCCGCTGTTCCTGATCCTCCGTCATTATCCCCGGCAAGGATAACTACAGACGCTCCCATCAACAAATCCCGTTGTTCGGGAGTAAGCTTAGCAGAGGAGCTAGGCAGGCTAACGCACCTATAACCTGCTTGTATCATTATGGCCTGATCGAAATGTCCTTCGACTACGTACAGCGGTTCTTCCCACGAGATAAAGTCTACGCCGAACAGAACCTTGTTATTCATCCCGGTTTTTCTAGCGAAGTCTTTACGGACCATTGACCGGGCTTCGATACATATTACTTGGTCCTTCTCCACTGCGGGAGTAATAATCCAGCCTTTGTCAGCAATGTCCGCGTGTTCGGAACGAATTTGTTTATTGAGACAGGTGAGACTAGGACAGTAACCGAAGTGTAGTTTTCTTGCTGTCTCGTAAGTGATGCCCCTCTCCGTAAACAGCCAGTTTTGTGCCTGAGGAGATTCGTAAAGAGCGATCTCAAATTTCGCGTAATCTTTAAGCGGATAGCTCTTAAGTTCCTGTTTTTCTTCAAGTTCTAGTTTAGTAAACACCGCATCAGATTTTTTCTTCGTCTCTTCCCAATCTCCCCCAGTAGCTTCCTCTACTAACTTCGTAGCTTTCTTGAATGTAATGTTATCGGCCTTTTCAATAAAGGCTATAGTATCCCCGCCAACCCCACACCCGAAACAATGAAATACAAAATCTCCGTTATTATCTTTTCCAACATTGAGAGAGGGATTATTGTCAGGATGAAATATACATTTAGCCCAGTAACTACCGTCTCTCTTTTGAAGTCCCGGAAGTCTAGCCGCATAAAGGCTCAATAGGGCCGGATGCCCCTTTATGTTTTGCATATAGTTTTCCCTGTTTTACCGCTTTTTTATGTTCTTCGGAGAGTGGTTTTCCTAAATGACTCTGCCGCATTTTTTCTTTGGTTTGTTCAGAAAATTTTCTACCTTTTCTGGTTTTACTCATCTTCCGGCAATCCGTAAGCGGTCGCTTTCTTCCGGTTAAACTTATGCTTATTTTTCTCTTATGTTCTTCGGTGAAGGGAGGGGGAATTTTTCCTTTTCGGTTATTACTCAATTTGATTCTAGTCTCTTCGGTGGGGGTCCCTCCTTCTCCTCCAAGAGTACAGTTATACCCATATTTTGGATCAAAAGATTTGAAAAATCTAATGAAATATTTTTCCGCATCGTCTAAATTATTAACAAGACTTAATACGCTTCTAGTTTCAAAATTGTGTTTTCCATATTTTCTTATAGCTCGGTATAAAGGAGTTTCCCGCGAATATCTTGCTCCTTTTATATGTCTATTCCAGCGTTCTTCTATTGTCTTGGTAGTTTTACCAATGTAATATTTACCATTTATTTTATTTATAATCATGTATATGAACATGGTATTTATCCTAGTTGCTTTGCGTATTCTATGAGAGCATCTTCTGCCTCATCTCTAGTGGAAAAAGGACCGTGATAATCTGCCCAAGTTTCGTCCCAGAAATACCATCCGGGAAGTTCAAAAGGACCGTCTTTATACCCTCCAATAGGTCCTCCCATATGTGGGAATACCGGATCACAAAGTACCATCTTCTTCCTCCTCTGTCTCTGATTCTATGACTGCGGTTTTTGCAAGCTCTACCGCTTGTGCTACGGCTTTAGCCTGCTCTATTGCCTGCTGCTCTTTCATCTTAATGGTGTGTATTCTTACCGCTGCTTGTTGTAAGAATTCCCGTGCTGCCCACTGTATTCCTTTTTCGTCTGTCCCTTGCCAGAACTCCGCAAAGGCTTGGCTTACTGTGTTGAGACCGTGTTCCTTTAGAAGCACAGCTAGGCGCACCCTATACTCTCCGGTAAAGAAGACTTTGTTATCGGTAAGCAGAGCTACGCCTTTTTCCATCTTGTCTAGGAGGGGATTAGAAACAAACGGCTTGGCAGATACTATACGCTGCCCCACATTCTTAAAGAACGTATCCATCGGCCTGCGTCCCATGAAGTTGCCTGCCATGGATTCTGCCCACTCGTAGAAGCTATCAAGTATAGAATCGTGTCCATACTGCTCTATGGCTTCTTTAAGCTGCTTCTTCCATTCTTTATATGGTTCGCAGATTCCGAAAAATTCTTTAGCGATATCCTCTAGGTTGAATTCAATAGCCAGTCCGTTGCCTTTATACCGATTTCCACTTACTGGAATTGGAGGAGCTATAGGTTTTAATGCCTCTGTCGGGACATTCGGTTTCGGAGGAACTATTTCTGCCAACTTAGTTTTAATCCAACCCGCAGCGATAAGAGCTTCTAAAACAAGTTTGCCTTTCTCTGTCAAGGACTCTATAATGATTTCCATTAGAACACCCCATCGATCTTAACCAAAGTTTGTTTTACCAACTGCGTATCCCCGATGCATAGTCCTAAGCATTCGCAATTTTGACACACGTTGTTTGGGAATCTTACACCGGGCTTTTTGGGAAAGAAATTATTCCGGCTTGCGTCAGCAATCTCCATACTTTCATGGGTTGCCACCATTCGGGCTTCTTGCATATCTTCAGGAGATATGACGGCGGGAAGGAATTGTATGCGTTGTTTGGTTACTTCGTTCCTATCGAAAGTTATTGCTTTAGCATAATACTCAGTAAAGAGGGATTCCTTGGCTTCTTTGGCTCCCTTCCCTTTGATAGCTTTCTTGCGGGAGGAATATTCATCGTAATCTGATTTTGTTAATACTACCACAGTGTACGTGCTGTTGTCAAATGCTATATACTTCTTACCGACTTTGGGTCCTTTGAGAACTGTTATCCAGTCCCCCGCTTCTATCGCGGAGAAATTTTTAACCAGTACGAGAAAGGCCACAGTAGGAATACCAAACACCCAAGCATAATCCCTAAGTTGATCGTCAAGTGCCGCAAGGCGAGGGTCAGTAAAATAAGGGTAAGAGCTAGTTTTGATATCCACAATAAAATCCCTAGTGGTTCCTTCTGGCCCACGGGGTAGTAAAGGGTGATTATTGTCGGCAGTACATAACATATCCACCTTAGAAGTGTATTGAAGACCAGTATAAGGGGAACTTTCAGAAGCATTAAACAAGTCAACACGTTTCTCCACCTGAAACTTAGCATTGGTTATGGGGTAGTCTTGGACAGTAGATTCATACAACCCCAGTAGTTCTGTCCCCATCTGGTAATGGTCGTTCCAGTTTCCCGATTTTTCTGAGTATTGAACGCTATCGTCGTCTTTATATTGAAACCAGAGAGTTTTGAATTCGTCTATCCCGCTTCCGGGTTCGAAGGCTTTGTTATGGTGGAATTGAATGGCCGATTCCACGGCTTTACCAAAGAATGTAGAAACCCTATCCTCCCGGCTTTGCCATCCTTGTATGCGCTTGTAGAAATATTTTTTCGGGCATCCCCAATCTGCACCTCCCGAGTGGCTGTGCGCTTTCACCTCGCGCCCGATCACGTTTCTGTATAAATAGGCCACTCTAGTCCTCCTTTCTATATAACAAAGTCTGAGCAGGAGGGTTCTCTAAATATTCAGCAGCTTTTCTAAGAACATCAGGATTATCCTTAGCATTGCCTAATATCACGTTGCAACTAAAACACAACAACCCTCTAACACTTTTCGAAGCATGGCAATGGTCTATTAATAGCTTTTGTCGTAGAGAATCCGCTTCTTTCCTCCCACAAATAGCACACGTATTGTTTTGGCTTGATTGAAGTATATAGAAATCACTTTCCTGCAATCCGTACAAACGCATCAACGCACGTCTCCACTTTTGCGGTTTATACTTTTCTTTATTCTTATTCAATGATTTTCTTACAATTTTTCTGGACCTTTCCGGGTCCCGGTCTCTGTAATCTTTCTTTAGCTGAAGTACTCTGTCTCTGTTTTCTATTCGCCATTTTTTATGAGATTTTCTTACTCTCTCTTTATTATTTCTCTTCCATTCAGACGATTGGATACCGCAACACGAACGACACCTAGTGTTTCTTCCATCCTTGTTTTTCCGGACCAAACAAAAATCTTCTAGGTCCCTATTCTTTAGACACTTGGTACAAATCTTTTTCAATTATCTCTTCCCTCAAGAAAGGTTGTAAAAACCGGCTAGGAGTGTTGTGGTAGCTTATGTGCAAAACATCTCGTGCCCGACTAATTGCTACAAAGAAACAACACTTTTCTCCGTTTAGGTCGTCAACAGCCTTGGCGTGAGGAAGAATTCCTTCATTACACGATACTAAGAAAACGTTTTTGTATTCACGACCCTTGACTTGATGAATCGTACTAAGGCACAATCCTTTTCTCTGTTTGGTAGCGTAGCTCAGCTTACGCAGGAATTCTACAAAGTCTGCCGGGGTGCCGTGCTTCTTGGCTGCCCTTGTGAGTTCTTTAAGGTTCTCTATAGGGTTCCTGTCCGGATTGATATTATCTTCGTCCTTGTAATGGTCTAAAGCCTTTAGATGCTGTATCAGATAGAGTACCGCTTCGTTAGCGGACACATGCCTCAAATGAAAAGACTGTCTAAGGAAGTCCTTGAATAGTGACAACTCCGGAACATGGCCCACGGCCTCGTAAGCTGTAAGGCCATGCTTGGTCATCGTCTTCAGTCTCTCTATTACCTTCTTCTTACTGACGTACTTGGTAGGACCGAATGGGCTCCGGATCGCACCATAGATGGCCACCTCTGTAGGAGCTACCACGCATCGCAGATAATAGAGAACATTTTGAACCTCGGCAGATTCCCAGAATCCGGAATCTCCCAGCAAGTGGTACTGTACCCCAAGTTCTAAGCAAGCCTCTTCAAATGGTCTAAGAGCTAGGTTCGTTCGAGCTAGGACTGCTGTTTCTTCCGCCACATATGACCGTGCCTTCAATACAACTTCCTCCGCTTCTCGTAGTTCGTTGCTGTACGGAGTAGTAGATATTGTACCTAATCCTTCCCTGATAGCTTTGAACTGGGTCGCTAGGCTCGGATACGGGTACGCCTTCTTGCCCGCCTCCACTATCGCCGGGAGACTCCGATAGTTGTTGCCCAGAACTAATGTTTGTGTCCCCGGAAACATCGCTTCCATGTTTAGAAGATGGTAAGCTGCGCCTCCACGGAAACCGTATAGAGCCTGCCCGCTGTCTCCAACGCATAACAAGTTCTTGTATTTTTCTGTAAGTAATTGAAGTAGCCTCCAATCCAATTCGCAGGCATCTTGCGCTTCGTCCTGCATCACGTAGTCATACTGCCATTGCAGTCTGATATCTATCCGGGTTTCTAGTATCTCGACCATGAAGTAAATCAGATCATCGAAGTCTAGAATACCCTGCTTTTTCAAGAGATTCTGATATCGTTTGTACCCCACGGCGTAATCCAGCTTCTTGCCGGTACGCTCCGCATGGGCCACTGCTTCCACAGGAGACACCCTGTTTCTCTTTTGCAGACTAACCCAACTAGTGAAAGCCCTGAAGTTAATCGTGTCTCCGATGGCATCAAACACTGCTCTTGCTGATAGTCCTTCTTCGGCAAGAGGATTATCCGCTAAATGGAAAGGAAAGGCATCGGGGTGTTGAAAAGCGAACTTGAGAGCCAAACTATGGAGAGTACTAAAAGAACTATTGCTGACACTAGGAAACAACTTAGCAGAACGGTCTCGAAGATTCTTTGCCGCTTCGGAAGTGAAGGTGACACAAATAATTCTCTTAGCCCCATCATAAAGCCTTCCTGTCCTATGGAGCAGAACCGTGCTTTTTCCACTACCTGCCCCAGCTAATACTGCGTAATATCCCTCGTTAAGATTGACTACTCTCTCTTGATCGTCATCCAGTCTCACTCTGTCTCCCAGCGAATAAAGGTAGGATTAGTTCTTGAAAAATCTTCCATGAAGTCGGCCAAGTTCTGTATGCCGGGGTGTTCGTTATCTTCGTCACTTTTACTATTCCAATAAACAGACCCTCCTCTGTCACACGCTCCTGCGTGAAATATCTCATGCCAAAGGGTATTTCTCAAATCCTGAGTTTCTTGTGGATCGTACACTATTATCTTCTTATCGCAATACGTCATGCCCATTGCGCCCCTATCCTTAAGCTCTTTTTCGAAATCAGGAACTACCGCTCCAGACCAAATAGTCCAACGCTCTCCGCGAATGTTGAGCGCAAAAGGAGAAGGTATGGGTTCTGGTCCTAGAGGAGGAGATATCTTGAGAGAATATACAGGAAAAGAAGGGTCTGCATTTAGCGTACAGACCCCATAAGTTCCCGCAATACTAAGCAACGCAGTGATTATAATTGCTAGAATAGTTTTCATATTCTCCTTAGAAAGGTGCTTTGTCGTCGTCGTCCGGATAATCCAGTACTTCCACTCTATCCGCTATCACCTTGAGTCGTGATTTCTTTTCTCCGTTTGCCTCCCATGTATCCTCACGGAGACGGCCCACTATCGCTGCCCTTTTTCCCTTCGAGAGAAGCTTTCCAACCACTTCTGCGGTCTTGTCCCACGCTTCAACATAAACCCAACTGGTATTCTTCTTACCGCCATAGAAATCATCTACGGCAAGAGAAAACCCTACCACTGATTTACTATCGCTTATTTGACGTACCTCTGGGTCCTTACCCATCCGTCCACTAATTACAACTTGATTTAAGCTCATTTGTTATCCTTTTTGTAAGCTATTGTTATGGCTAATGCGTTCAAACATAGTACGATGAGATTGAATACGTGTCCCAGCAAAACGAAGGGAAGATTAGCCACCAAACAACCCACATTAAGCCAGAATATTCTAGATTGATTTTTTAGATTCATGCTTTCAGAAGTACCTTAATAGCCTCTTCTCCTCCGCTTACCGCCTCTTCTATTTTCTTCATAGTTTCCTCCCACTTAGAAGCCGGAACATCTTTTGATTTCTTACCATCATGCTGCCGTTCAAGGAAGAGACTAAGCTTACGACGATTGATGGGTCCTTTAGAAAGTTCTCCAAGCCTCTCCTGAATTTCTTTATTACGCTCCTCCGTAAGAGGGACAAAATTCTCCATCTCTATAGCGGTTTTCCGTAGATCAGGATCGAGAGTAGGAGTGGGTTTGTTTACTGGAGTGTCGTCGTACATCTGTACGGGAAGATCATCTACGACTTCGGCTTTCTTGAGTTCATCGACAGAAGCCATCGCATCGATGACACCGATACCCATCAGGCCAAGAGCACGGCCTACAGCGGAAGTACAGGCATTTTCAAGCGCAGCCATCTTGTTGATGTAGCCGTCACCGACCACAGCCTGTGAATAATCAGAAAATTTTCGGTAGGGAATTGTAACATCAGGGAGTACCGTAGCTTTTACGATAATCCATTTTGAATCAACAGGAGAGACAAGTTGAGTCTCAATCGATCCGTTGGGGTATGTATCGTTGAAGTAAAGAATACGCTCGTTAACAACCGTGTATTCTTTTCCTTTTATATTTACTGTAGGAAGTTTAGGATGACGCATAGTTTCCCTTTAATTTAAGTATGTTAATAGATTACCACAATTTTAGCTATTTGTCAAGTACAAAGCAGCTTCTATTTTTTCTATCCACGGTTTGTCGCATCCCTCTTGAGCACGACAATATACTCCAAGTGTAATAGATTCAGATAGATGCCCGATTCGGTATCCCACGATGCGTTCCGGCACCTGAAGATTCAAAATAAGTTCGGTCACATTACCCCGCCTAAAAGCATGAAACGCTTTGTATTTAACCCCAGCGTTCTTACATACCTGTTGCAATTCGTAGGTGAGAGTCTGGGGCCACAGTGGTCTTTTGTTCGAACCCTCGAAAAGAAATTTTTTCTTATCCGAAGTTAAGACCGACCCAAGTTCTTTATTTAGAGTATTCGATATGTAGAATCTCCGAATACTGCTATTGGTCTTGGGGGTATCCTGTATCCATCCCTCGTAAACATTTTTGTTTACTTCGATAGTGAGGTTTTCCACATCCTCACATCGCAGGCTAAGGGCTTCTCCTAGCCGCATCCCTGTTTCGGCAAGGGTCATAATGAGTAGCTTAAGGAGACCCGAACTATGACTAAGGAGTCGGCGTACCTCTTCGAAGGTATAGAATTCCTGCTTGGGTTTAATGGCCCTAGGCTTCTTTAATCTTGTCGGCATTTCCCAGTTGTCATCGGCATATTCCATAATGCCTTTAAAAACAATGAGATGCCTTCTTACCGTGCTAACACCCGCCTGATTAGCTATCTTCACGATATACTGTTGGATGTGTTGCTTCTCTATGGTGCTTACCTTCACATGCCCGAAGTACTCTACCAGCTTGTCAGCGGTACGAGAGTAAGATCGGTAAGTGCCAATCTTACGTAAGCTTAGGATATCGTTCTTATAATTCTCAGCGGCAATAGCGAATAACGGATCGCTAGATTTTTTCAATCGCTTCATTAATCCAATACTGGTCGGCCAGTTGGAACTGAGTTTTAGCATTTCGGTCCTTATTACACAGTTCCAGTGCCTTCTGTAGCAGGGCTATTTGTCTCCTCAGTTGATCCTCGTTCATCTGTTCCAGAAACGTTAGGCTGTTGTTCATACGCTCTCCGCATTATTTCTATATCTAGATAGTTTTTCTTGATAAGCTCTATGAGCAGGGGATCGCGATAATTGTAGCTATCCTCTATACCTAAAGCGTAAACCGATACTGTAGGCTCAAACCTTAGCTTCAATTCTTCCGCTTGCCACTTCTCCATGCACACGATCTCATCAGCCCAAGCAACCAGCACATCATCTACGGGAATCAAAGCGAACTCCGTTTCAAGGCCTGCTGCCCGTGTGTTGTATCCGAATTCCTGCGCCAGCACTAGCGCAGCCGTGGGGCTTCTGAGAATCCCGGCAGAGCATACACAAAGTACTTTCTTATACTCACCTTGGTATGGGTTATGAACTAACGCTAATCTATTTCTTCTGCTCATAGTTTCTTCAATACCTCATCGATTTCTTTTTCGGAAGGGTCTGGATCGGGTTTAGTATCATCCCCGCCCCCTCTGCGACCTCTGGGGATAAACACTTGACACGAACACCCAAGCCATATATCCTTCCACTTCTCGCCATACTCTTCAGTAGGAGCATACTTACCACGACACTTGAACTTTCCCGAATCGTGGCTTCCACGATGATGGTCGCACCAGCAGACTTCATCAGTAAGTTCGTCTTCTTTTGGAGCGGGGGATAACCAACGAACTATCATCAAGACAAAAGCTTCGTAGATTCTTTTCATTTCCTCACCCGTAAGTCTCAAATCTGCACAACCAAAGTCCCAGAACCAATCCACCGATAATCAATAGTATAAAGTCCGCACCAAAACAAATAAATGGATTGTACGTAGCCGCTAATACGGGACCGACGAATACTAGTATGATATTAAAAGCAAAGAAACTTAGTATCCAAAGTACTATTTCAAGACCGGGATGGTTATCTATAAAATTACCCAGTATCTTAAACATTTATTCCTTCCCTCTTAACACCCTTATAAGCAGAACCCATACCAGAATAACTAAAGGAACGAAAAGTCCTAAAACTAAACATCCTAAAATAACAGCGTCCATGATATTATCCATTTAATCAATCCTTCCTGTAATGGATGGTTTCAAACCCGGCTGCGCCAATGAGGAAACCCGGTGCCCAGTTTGGTATTATACACATTATATCCTCTAAGTCCTTTACTGTCAAGGGACTATCCTCTGGAACCTCCGCTACGATTTCATCGTGACAAGTAAGTACTATAGGAAATCCTGCCTTATCTGCTTCGATCATTCCGTGCGCTAGAATATCCCGGCAAATAGCTTGTACTACGTTCTCAAATAGCTTGGGACCGTAGGTATTGATCCGGGTCCATGAGTGTGTCTTCTGGTCTACGCCTTCTATGGTTATGCTCGTAGCCTTGTAGGGCTTGCCGGTACGCTTTGATATACGCTCTACTTCTTCTGTTTGAGGGTTTACGTAATGGAGTGCTCTGCCAGAAGGAAGCCATAGGCAAACCACCCTTCCTTTCCTCTCAATAGTCAGCGGCCCTATTTCCTGTGGCTCCTCCGTTTCAACGGCCTGCACAAACGCTCTGTCTAAATCCCACCAGAAAGCCGGTATCTCTGGGTAAGATTGTCGGTAAACCTCCACGGCTTTCTCCGCATACTCAGGTTCTAACTCGATCTGCATCGATGAGGCATAACCCAAAAGACCCGTCTTAACGATATTGCCTTCCTCATCTCTAGAAATGTCTCCCGGAGTAAGACCATACCCGCATCCAAGCATAGGGGGTTTAGCGTCATTGCGAATCTTCTTGTCAAGCTTTGCGATGGCTGCGATTTCTTCATAGGTCTTACCTGCCATCAGTGCGGCAAAGACGATATAGGGGTCTAGACCTTTTCGGAATATGTCCATCAGGGTATCGCACCCTGCTACCCACGCTGAACCTCTCGTTTCAATCGCAGATAAGTCCGCGATAATGAATTTTTTATAAACTGGTGCGCGAAACACTAGACGAATTGAAGCACAAGCAACATCAATAGGATTGGTGAATTCTTTCTTGATAGTTTCATAATCCCCGGCGCGTAACAACTTGATAGCAAGATCGTATTTCTTCTCTACCTCCTTTGTCGCTTTAACCAAGTTCTGAAGCTGTACCAATCCAGAAGTCCAACGGCCAGTACGAGCGGCACCCATGAAGTTAAACAGACCGCGTACTCTGCCATCAGATTCTACGGCATCTCTTATCGCTTCAAGTTTCGCAACACTAGATTTACCAAGTTGCATTCGAAGACTAAGAGCCTCTTTGCATTTATCGTCTAACGGGCATTCTCCCGCTAGTGCTCTCTTAACGAATACTTTGTTAATGCTTGGAAATGTATACCCATGTTTTCTGGCCCATGCTAATACCGCTCTGGGACTCTTTGGCTTGGCGATTCCCGTTATGTCTTGGAACTTTTTTCGTAGAGACTTGAATTCTTCATCTACAATTTTCATCGCCCCTTGGATCATTTTAGAATCTACGTATATTCCAAAGTCATTAATTTTTTCGTTAAGAGCAAACAACTCCCACTCAAAATCCGGCAAAGGATGATTGCTCAATCGTTTGTGGATTTCTCGCATACCTTCCACGTCAACGATATTTCTTTCTTGCAATCTGGCCCATTCTTTCGGATTGGTATCCCAATCTCTGTAATGTGCGGGTTCTATACCGAAGAGTGTTTCCGTTCCTCCCATCATTAAAGGTTGGCAGAAGTAATCGATAATAGAACCTCCTGTAGGAGATTCCTCTACTAGTTTTTTAGCTTTGATATCAAGGATGTTGCCTACCTTTTCTTGCGCACCCGGCATAGACATATACCGGCTAAGAACCATAGGATCGATCCAGCGATCAACAGGTATATCGAGTCTAAGTTGATTCCTAAAAACAAGCCTGTCAAACTGGGAATTCCAAGCAACAATGATCTGGAAAGGATCGCAAAGAGCATTGAATAGTTCATCGGGGATTGGGCTTTTGTGAGGTTCCCAGAGTTTTATCTCCTCCTCCCCAAAAGCATAAGCACACATAAGAAGCTCAGTACTAGGATGACTAGCATATTTGTACGCTCCTACGACTTCGAGATCAAGTTCACTTCTAGTTTCTGTGTCGAGATATAGATACATTATACAATATCAGAGGCAACTATTATAAAGAAAGAAATTATTCCGGTAAAAATAATTATACCCAAACCTAAACTACACCACCAAGGAGCGAATACAATCACCAGTAAAATGAATGTAAGTATTCCGGCTACTGCTGCCCATAAGTAGAGAAAATCCTTAAATGATGCGGCCATGTTCTAAGTACTCCTCAATGCTTAAGTCTATTCGTATGGGAGAAGGAATATGCTCAAAGCCTTTGCCATGGCACAATCCACAGATAGTTTTCTTCTCGTCTCGTATCTCCCCGCTGGTAGGTTCCTTAGAAGCCCAGCGGCTAGACCAATTTACTAAACACTTTCCGTTACATCCTCTACAGACGGGGTATTCCATAATGCTAATTCCTTCTGTCTACGGTCCTTAAGGCTGATAAGCTCTTTACCGCTAGCGTGATCCCAGCGTAATATCTGGTACTTGACGTTGTTAATACCGTGGGAAAGGAGTTTATGCAAGGCCCCTACGCCTAGATTAAAGGCGAAGTCTACTAGAGCATCAAACTGATCCTGATTAACTGTGGCGTTTATTTCAGATAGATAGTGGTTAATAAACCACTCAACATGAGAAAGGTCTTCATGAAGAACAGTTTCGGCCTGTGCTTCTGTAATTCCATAAACTGGAAAATTGTCGGTAGGACCTACTTTATGACCCCATCCTATGGTTTTGAATCCCGCTACGTCTGGGTATGCTTTTGAAGAGAAACCTTCCTCTTCTTTAATGAGGGCCAAGCCCTTCTGACTCGTCTGCATTATGTAACTCTGTTGTAGTTGTATTGGGTTCTGCCCAAGTTTTGTGTAGTCGTTTAAAAGGATCACAATCTACCCTGCCGGTATGATTATGTACCCATCCCTCATACTCGGTAAAGGTGATTGGTTTGGAGCAGTTTTTACAGATCATCAGATATAATCACCGCAGTTTTTACACCGCATGTCTGGTTCCAGATTTTCTCCCATATTAAACCATACAGGACCATCTGGATGCCCTCGAAAGCGACATTTTATTTTTTCCCACGTAATGGGTTTGCTGAATATGTACCGCAGAAATTCTATCATTCAGATTCTTCGGTCTCCGTTTCTTCTGATTCTTCGTCTTCCTCTTCATCTTTTTTCTTAGGGATACCTATCCCGATAATCCAACGAGGCTGAGGCATCTGCACATGGAAGAGACACACATTAGAAAGCACCACGAGAAAGAATAGCGTACAGAAGAGTGCGATAGGAAACCAGCCTAGGTACAAGGCCACGGATGCCATAAGCGCAAAGCTAAGGCATATAAGAAAATCTATCGGATTCATATTATGGGAACCCCACGTACTTCTTTACTGCGTTAAAAGAACCCGTAACTGGAGTAATATCAAGACAAGAGCAAGAATTGTTGTAAGGAACGAACGTGTTGTTGATATAAGTTATCGTAGGAACGATATACTTATAGTCTTCGCTGTATTCAAAGCCTCCCCATCCTTTAGTGCTGAGATCATGGTTCTTGTAAATCTTCTCATAAAGACAGGATTCTTTCTTAGCAAGAGATTCCTTCAAGTCCTTGATTTCTAACGCTTGCTTTTGTTCTTCGGGAGTTAGAGCAATTACCTTTGCTTTCTGGGCATACAACCCAGAAGCAAGTAAAAACACTACCGCTATAAAAATTTTCATACGCTCACTTCTCTTTTCTGTCTGTCTTCGCAAATTTGGTGGAGTTTATCCACATCGTAATGAGGCATATAGATAGCCCTCTGCCGATAGGTAAACCATTCCCTAACCCTGTGCTCCATGCTTGTCATAATACACTTAAAAGCAGTGGCCACGATCTCACTCTTACTCATCTCCGGAGATAGGAACCATCTACGGGTGTATTGTATTTCTGGTATATCCGTTACGGTATCTCGCTCCGCGTAGAAAGCACGGAGATATACGGCACCCCTCGAATCGGTTTTCACTTCCAGAGCATAGCTTGGGTAGTCACACTGGGCTACGTAAATACGGGCTTGTTCTACCCAGTCTCCTGCTTTCGCTCTATCGAGAGTGTTTGACCTAGGAAGGTCTTCTCCACATTGGACGCACCGAGTTTCTTCTGTAAGGATAGACTTGGGGGTATCAAATCCTACCGGCATATCTACTGCTTTCTTGGCTTGTTCGGATATGTCGTTACAGCGATCACATAAAGGCGATGATTTGTCGTTATCCCATGCCCGGTACAATGTTTTAGTCATGTTCTCCTCGTACATGCTCAATCGGTTGATCCGGTTCGGTTGGTACTTGCCACTTACGCTTACGATTCTTTTCCAGTTTCCGGAAAGCCCCGGCAAAAAGATCATCGAAACTCATACCAGATCGTCTTGCCGCATCGAAGGTAAGAAACAAGCAGTCTACGATTTCTTCATGCAGCTTAGCTTTAGCGGTAACAGAAGCCTCAAACATCACTGAATCTGAGATGTTCTTTGTATTATCGTATATGGTCGCTTCTACCTGTGCTTCTTTAGCTTCCTTCTCTAGATGTTTAAGTGCTCCTAAAGGCCCTCTTTTGGAAGAAGGCCCAAAGGTCAATTCGCTAAAATCAGCGTGTTCATCCCAAAACTTTCTCGCTTCGCTCAACTTCTACCTCTGTCTTTTTACAACTGCAAGAGAATTGCTTACATTCCCCGCAGTCTGGTTCCACAGATTTAACGTAGTCTACAAGCTGTTCCAAAGTCATATAACCCGGAACTACTTCATTATCGAATCTAGTCCATATTTCTTCCGAGTAACAATATTCTCTTTCGGAAAGACAATTCAACCACGGCCATTCTTGAAGTATCCTTCTTGCTCTCAATAAAGATGAACGGAGGGAGGCTGATACTTCTATACCCACTGCGGTTCCCGCACAGCCAATCGCACAGGTATTCCAGTTTGCTCGTTCCATCTTACAGGTAGTACTGCCAAGCATGATCGCTTCTGAGAGTTTCATTTAGTTTCCTTTCGGTGAGGGAAGGGGAAGGAGGAAATTGGAACCGCCTCCGCTAACTAACGTGTCTGGATAGTGACCGTCCCACTTGTCAAGCAACCGGGACTGAAGGATTGCCGGGGTAATGCTCTGTGTTCTAAGACGATTGGCTTCCGCATCGCCTTGTGCTTCCGCGATCTGGGCCTTGGCATTGCCTTCTGCTGCTGCTATGCGCTTCTGGGCATCTGCCTGAACCTGAAGAATCTCGTTCTGCTTCTGCAAGGCAATCTGTTCGGCCTGAATCTTGGCGTTAATGTTCTGAAGTACTGCCTCCGGTGGACGTGGAGCACCGACAAACCCGAACGCATCAATGACCACTCCATACGGCTGTACGATAGTCTGGATACACTTCTTGGTATCATCAAGGAACTTCTTGTTATCCCCCATCAACTGCTCAATCGAGTACTGTCCTGCGTAGTCGTTCATGCAGTTACGAGCAGTAGTGTGAAGGTACCCATCTGTGAAATCTTGGATATCGTTGGCCAAGAACTTCACATAGAAAGCAGGAACCTTGTCTGAAGTCAGATAGTAGTTAAGACTCACATCAGCGTTGATAGCCATAGAGTCTTTGTTCGTGAAGGTGACAGACTCGTCTTTATCTTTGCCTTCGTCCTTGCTGCGGGTCCACACAACAGTCTGCATGTTGGTAGGATATTCGATCACAGAACTGAAGAAGGGATTATAAAACACCCATCCAGTCTGCACAGGGTTTTCGAGCACACCCTTATCCGATCCAGACATGCTGACTTTAATACCAACGTGTCCGGGTCCGATACGAGTACATCCACTAACCATTATTACTGTTAGTATCGCCAACATCCACTTTAGGTTTTTCATTTTTCTCCTTAATTGATTGAAAGACATGGTATCCTAGTTCGATCCATCCGAGGGCGAGGAAAGCTAGCATAGCTACCCCACCCCAGAAGGAAAAATCACTTGGGTAGGTCATCAGGTTCAAGGCAGATTCCACAATGTAGAAGCTGCCTATCACCATGAATAACCACTTGAATACTTTCCAAACGCTGGGCATTTATTCTCCAATGCCCTCGTAGTGCTGGATAAAGTCCACGCAGGATTCCGAGAACCCATCGATATGTACCCACTTGCCGTAGCCAATTCCATGCTTATAGTTGGCCACGTTAATGACATACCCGCGACTTCCAGTAAGTGGATTACTGAGAGTGGTATGGCTCTGCTCATCGGTAAAGATAATCAGACGATCATACCCGAGTCCGTCTGCCATCTTCTTACCCATCTCTGTATAGGTACCAGAGACCGGCACAGCTTTCTTGATGGCATCCCGGAGAGCGAACCCACGACGCGGAGGTACAGTCGCAGCGCGATCTGAAAACACTACGATCTCTGCCTTTTCGCACGTCTCCCGCAAGAGCATGGCCAACGCACAAGCCGCATCGGACCTATCGATCTCGGATTTTGCCGACACGTTCTGTCCGTACATACTACCGGAGTTATCGATCATCAGCACGGTCTTACCGGGAAGCTTCTCAGCCCCCTGTAAACACTTGTACATCGCGTCCTCAAGCTCAGGCTCAAGGTTGGGAGCGTACTTCGCAGCCGATATAAACCGGAACGGAAGCACCCTCTCCACGCTCATCTCCTTAAGGCCTTGCCGGATTAGATCATCCGGTACCTTAGACTGTTGCATGTTACGGAGATTACGCAGCAGTGCCAACGCACCCAGCTTTTTCTCCATCAAGAGACGCGAGAAAGTCTCCTTCTTATCAGCACCCGCTGACAAGTTGACTTCCCACGTATCAGGAGATGAAAGCTGCTTCTCCGCGAGTTTCTTCCATAGAGCAGCTTGATCCGCGTCTTTAGGACGGGCATGACAAAGGAATAATACATCTCTGAGACTCACCTTTCCTTCACGATTGGCGTACTTTGAGAGTGAATATTCGTTGAACTTATTGAATGCAGCCGCAAGACCTTTCTTCATCTGTGCCGAGAGAGGATACTTCTTCTTCTCCCAGTACATGGCAACGATCTCCGCAAGCTCATCTGGACGTTGGATGACACGGGTAAGCGTATCCGCCACTACCTCACGGCATTTCTTGCCAAGCTCTGTCTTCTGGTTACCTGCCCGAATAAGCCCAAGAGTAAGATACAGAGGAGCATGGCGCAGCTTTCCTTCAGTACGAACTTCAACCGCAAGTTCGGCTATTTCCCTAGGTCCATTCTTGGTTTTTGATAGAACATCGGCCACCGCTTCATCAATAGCCTGTACAGAGGACTTACCGTCTACGTAGAAGGTGCCTTCAAATAACATACAAGACAGAACCAATCGTCTTAACTGCTGCATGGGATTTATCTTAGAAGCTAAAGCCCCTTCGTGAGTAAACACTGCTGCCGGTTTAACTGCCTTCACTTTTACATTCATTCTCGCCATTGTTCTTCTCCAAGTAACTTACTGCTTTGGATAAAAGGTCCTTATTGTCGCTAAAATAACCCAATCCGAGATTACATTTAGTGCAAAGAATTCCTCTTATCCTTCCGGTTTTGTGATCGTGGTCTAAAGAAAAAGCTCTTTTCTCTTCTCTTTCAATGCCACATATTCCGCACTTAGAATTTTGAAGCTTAAATCGCTTTTCGAAATCTTCTTCAGACGAACCAAACTTTTTCCTTCCTAGTGCGCGTACTTTCGTTTTGTTGCAAAGCTTACATTCTGGACTAAGACCTGAAAGGCTGTAATTCCATTCGTGAAATTCAGAACTGCTTTTGTTCTGCTTGCATTTACAGCAAGTCTTCGACTTTGCTCTTTCTCTGATCCCCGATTCAAACTCTGTTTTAAGTTTTTTAGACCATTCTTTGTAATACTTACGTCTGTCAAACATACTTCAAAACTTATCCTAGAGAACAAGCAAATCAGATGTTTACGTGTCTTGCTATTAGACGACCTCCCCTCAAAGTGGGGAAGGAAGGATTCGAACCTTCATCACGATCTCCCAAAGATGAACCTGATTTAAATCACTACTAGGAACTTGGTGGGGCCACACAAGCGACCTACCAGCTAGAGTCTCCTCCGCTGAATCCTCCACTACCAGAGTCTCCTCCACCGAAGCTAGACCCTGAATCGAAGCTTGAACTGCTAGAACTATCCGACCACGAACTACTAGAAGGTGAAGAGTCAAAGCTACTAGAGCTAGAACTATCCGACCAACTACTCTTCCAGCTAGGACTACTATCACTGCTACTACCTGAGTCCTCGTCTCTGCGGACAGGCTCATCCTCCACTATTACCGGAGAATACACCGGGATAGGAACGAAAGCCGGGACAGGAGTAGTTTGGGCAGGAGTAGTTTCGTTGATAATCGTAGTTTGACTAGTTTGACTAGTTGGACTAATTGTAGTAGTTTGACTCGGATAGTTTTTGAAATCGTCTGTGTGTTTACTCACTTCTCCACTATCAAACTGTCCTCCCGAAATGGTGGACTGAAGCAGAGAACGATATGCAGCACCAATAATCCGATATTCGTCTGGTTCCCAATCTCCATCCGGATTCATGCTCTCGCTATTACTGAGGCGAGAAAATTTTTCCGCAGCATAAGTATCTTCCGGATGAGAGTTGACATAGTTTGCAGCTTCGCTTCGCGCAATAACCGCATCCTTCTGAGCGGCATCTTTCGCTAGCTTATGCTTCTTACGATGGTCATAAATCAACCATCCAATGAATACAAGCCCGAACGCAACCACCGCAAACAAGAACCAATCGAAGAAAGTAAAGAGTCCTGTGTAATCCGTAGGCTGCTCATTGACAACTGTTTGTTTAGGATGCTGGTACGCGAATATCGCAGTAGCTATCTGATTGATTCCGACTTGGATGCCTTGGGAGTAGTTACCTCCACGAAAGTAAGGAACCATCACAGAGCGTACCGTAGCGCTGTCTATGGCATTGCTCCACGCTTGGCCTGTAAACACGCCGATCTTACGTTCGTTCGGGAAGAGTACAAAGACCACGAGGTTAGGCTTGACTCCTCCGTTGGCCGACTGCCAATCACGGCAAGAGTGGTAGTACTGCTGCACTAGCATATCCGGAGTCCCGGAAAAAGCGTTCTCCGTAATCACATGAGGGTCCGCACCTAGACCGGACAGGGGATCAGTCTTTACTGCCCGAAGTACGTTAGCGTTGTCCACAATGTTTGAGACACAGTTAACCGCAAAAGCCGGTATACTTGCCAGAAGCAAAACTACCAGAAGAATGTTCTTCATATTATCCTTTCAGACTCGCAAGCAGAGCATCTACATCTGCCGAATTGGTTTCAGGTGGAGCAGGAGTATTTGCCAACGCATCATCGAAACTCGCACTGGCTTGGTCGTTCTTACGGCGCATACGATCTTCCACATCGTCAACCGAGTTAACACTTCCACTCACCGAATTGAACTTCCGCAAAGCATCTGCCGCAGCGGTCTTGGCCTTGGTTTCCCGATCCAACCGCTCAAGTTCTCTCAGCCTAGCAACGAGCAGCGTATGCTGCGCATCCACGCGCTGAAGACCTACTGCCATAGAATCTACAATCTTCTGCTGCGACTCAATTCCTGTGGCACGGCTGTCGATTTGGCCCTGAAGCTGGACAGCCAAAGCACCCTTCGAACGAGCTACAGTTGAGTTAGGATCAGAAGCAATCAGGCTTTTGATTTCGCTCTTGAGATTCGCAACCTTGGTTTCAAGATCGCCCTTTTCCCGTTGCATCGTGCGGAGAGCACCAGCCTGTTCTGCTTTAGCTGCTCCCATCTTCTGTTCGGCATCCTCAAGGTCACGGACCTGTTGCCGAATCATTGAAGGGGAATTCATGTCTATGGCCTTATCCAAAAGATCATGAAGATTCCCAAGTG